AGTTTTAGCACCCGTTTCAGGGTCACATAACCCATTGCTATTACATAAGCTAATCAGCTCGTTAACTTCTCGCTCTAAGTTGAAGAAACTTAATAATACATAGTTGCGAAGCGGACGAGTAAGCGCATTGTCGGGAGCGATTAACGTTGCCTGAACCTGCTTACTATCCGTTCCCATAAGGTTGTGCATTTGGCTATAAAGTTCATTAATCTTGTTGAGCGTCCGGTTAATCCCGTTACTCACATTGGTACCAATCCCAAATAAATCTGCTAAACGGTCAAGCCTCAACTCATCAACTGTTTTAACAACTGGTGGTTGAGGCTTATTTTCTGGCTTATCAGTTTTAGGTGGATTATCGTGAGGAGGGTCAATATGTGGTGGTGGACTCGGTTGAACTGTTCCGCCTGCCATTTGCTTAAACTTCTCTGCTAGCCGTTGAGCAATAGCTCGCATCGTTGCTTTCGTTGGGTGTACTCCTGTATTACCGTCACCCAGTGTTTGATTAGCATTTTCGTAGGTGATTAATGGATCTGGGCGCCAGTCGTAATATTCAAGCCCTTCTTGTTTGGCAACGTCAATTAACATGTCGTCTAACTGATTCTGGTTCCAAAAGGCATCATTGACATCATAAAGGGTCTTGCTTCCTTGTCGAAAGTCCTCAGTCGGCAATTCCAACAAGATTTTAATGTTAGGATTCTTACGCTTTAACGCCTCAAAACCATTAACCGCATTCTGCTTAACAGTTGCTAAGGCTTCGGGCCAGCTGAAGTTATTAACTCCATAACTTACTAGCGCATAGTCGAACCCTGATACGTCAGTCTTATTGACCATCGCCGTAAAGCCATTTGAACTATTGTCATACTTAGTTCCGCCAATCGCTACATTGGTTACCTGCCAGCCTAAGTGTTGACCAATCAATTCAGGGATCCGTTGATTGGCTGAAACATTTTCTTTTCCGTCCCAACCAGCAAAAATTGAATCGCCAAACGCAACTAGTTTGGTCATGTTACCACCTCGTTATTGATTGTTCGGTTCAGTATTTTGGTTTTCCTTTTTGATAGCTGTATCAGCGGCGAGCTTCTGCTTAGCAATGGTAATTAAGTCCTTCATTGATAATTGCATAAAGTCCTTGCCTTCTGGTAAATCATCCGGTTTAACCCGAATTGAAGCATTGACAAATTCAGTACTATCAGCACTTTCATTATGCAAACCAACTTGCGCATAAAGGCATTTACCGGTATTAGTATCAAATTGGTAGTTAAACGAGCTTAATTGTGTTTCATTCATGGTATTTTCCTCCTAAATATTTGTACTAAAAAGGCCCACAGCTTATTTATTTTGTGGGTCTTGTTCTGTTTCTGTGGTGTTAGCGGTTTGATTTTCGGTAACTGTTTTAGGTGCTACTGATGATTGATCCTCTTTTGCTTGTTTTTGCTTTGCTAACTCATCTTGTAAATCCTTAATTTGTTTCTTTAATTGATCGTTTTCATTTTGCAACTCAATTGCTTGAGCTCGGAAACTAGCCCGATCGATCTCAGCATTTGAAAGACGAGCAGCTAATTCTCGGGCGGTTTGTACTAATAAATCATTGTTATTCATGTTGTAATTTCTCCTTTAATTCTTTGATTTCTTCTTTTTGTGTTTGCACTTGTTTATCAATTTCTTGAAAGGCGGCGATTAGGTATGACAGCTCAACACTCGGCTCACGATATTTACCGCTTTGATCAATAAATTCCCGTGGAACTGAGTATTGTGATACATCGTTCACATCATCAATGATGAAACTAGCTTGCGGATCGTAAACACCCTTAGCTACATTCCGCTTATACTCATAAAGGTATTGGTCATCTTGACGGATCTTATCTAGCGCCAGACTAGTATCAAGCTTTTTGATATTTGTCTTCTTTGATAGGGTCGAATAAGTGAGCCATCCTTGTGCTCGGCAATAATCATTGAAGTAAACATACTTCATGAAGCGAGCACCAGAATTAACATGGAAGTTTTCCCCATTGTTATTACCAGTATTGAATTCAACGGTATCAGAGTTATCAAGACGGGTAAAACCAGCATATGTCCCGTTATTAGTATTGTTTTGGAAGAATAGTGTTGGCTTAACATTCACTCCGCCATTAACAACCTGCATATGCATATTACCTTTAGTGGCAAAATTGATTTCACTGTTAGTCAAACTAATAGCATCTACCATTGAAAACCAGTTTTGAGTAGCCGTTGCCCCACCTGGATTAATATGATCAAACGCACTTATCTTAAAATACCCATTCGCAGCACCATCATACCCAACACTATAATAAGGAACTGATGAGCTATAACCGTTTGGTATTACGTTCGTTAGAAAGTCTAAGCCACTATAGCCCATACGAATTCCAGTATTACTTGCGGCACTCCCAGTAGGTTGAATATACATATAGTCATGGTCGGCTCTTATTCGCGTTCGTCCATCACCTAAGCTAACGTTATTAGTGTTAAGCCAACCAGTATTAACCTTGTCAGCACTTAAACTAGCAATTGCCGCACTCGGAATAAAAGCACGACCGGAAAATACGACTGATGAAGCATCAAGGTATAGCTTATTTGACTGAATCAACGTATTACCAGCCGTTAAATTAATCTGTGACAGCAGTTCGCCCTTTTGAACTCGTAAGTTAACTGCATCTTGTAGCTGAGTTATTTCGGTATAGGTTGCTCCTTCTTCCCAGCCGGTCCAGTAAGTACCGAACCAACGTCGATACTTATGCTTGAGTCCACTATCTTGGTAAACGTCCTGGCGAATTCGATCATTACCATTACCAGTTACGTCAACATAGACCCAGCCACCGATTGGATTATTAGCCAGGTTACGAACAAAGTAATGACCATTAGTCCGCATATTATTAATATCTGCTGAATCTAAAGTTTGCATATCGACAGCACGTTTCAAATTATCAAAATCGGCTGTGCCAACCTTAGACTGCATTAAATTCGAAAGTTGCGTGTACTTTGAGGATGTATCATTCTGGTAATTAGTAACACTTGACTGCAAGCCATCAATTGAGGCGGTAACTGATTGGAATTGGGTAATAGTAGCGTTGTCGCTAGGTGCCTGCGAATAAGGCGTAGCTATTTCTCCTCGTTCAACTTTGAGGTGGTGGAATACCGCTTTCTTTCCTTCAGTATCACCCACACGGCCAGAGTAAATGAGTAATGCGGTTTGCTTATTGGGATCATTCATTGAAGTTACGGTGATTGTTACTTGAGCGTTCTTACCTGCATTGACTTCATAATTATTAGCACGTACTTCACTAATATCCTTGCTATATAAAGTTGCACCCCATTTTGATAGATCGCCTTTTCCTGTCGTAGTCACATTTTCGACAGAAACAGTAATTTTATCTCCGACTTTCAAATCAGCATTAATTGGAATTGTATTAAAGCGCCAACCTTGTGTACCGGTATTAGCTGTATCATCTACAACTATATCTTCAATAGTTCCCGAAACTAGATTAACTCCACCACCATTGTTATTTACTAATTTATTAGTTAGGTTAGTAATACTTTCATTGATCGTTCCTGCTTTCTGGTCAACTAATGATTGTACCGTACTAGTTGTCGCATAGCCTTTACCGTCAACAATGTTATTGACCCTAGTTTCATCAACTTTTGACTTAACTTCACCAGCTAAGATGTCAAGACGAGAGCTAATTTGTTGCGCTGTATTTTTTACAGTATCTACCTCGGTTTGCTTTGCCATAAGGCTGATGAGCTTACTGTTCTCATCAATAGCAGTGGTGTTCTTCTGGATATTTTCGATTAAATCGTCACTAGAATCTTCCCAACCTTGTTTGGTGTTACCCTCATATAGCGCAATCTTTGAAATGAAAACTGATCCTTCACCAGCATTCCAATTCCCATGTCCTTCGATTCTAAAAGTATCAAGCTTTTTACCGTGAGTGTTTAAGGGAAGATATACACGTTTGAATCCCTCTCCATTTTGTTGTTTTGGGAAACCTGCCAAGTTAACATCGTTGGTTAAACCACGTGCTACACCATCAAGATTTCCATAGGCTGTTATATATAGTCCGTTACCGTCATTACCATAGACAGCTATATCAGCACTAATCATGTAATTCTTATTAGGGTCAAGTTGGATTGTTTGATTATATCTAAAACTAGCCCAATCACCATAACTGTGAATTTCTTTAACGGAGGAGTCAACGGGATTATCTGCTAAAACACTATGATTTGAATCCGAGCAGTACCAGTATTTACTATCGAAATCGCGAGTTCCTTTTAGAAGGTTTTTTCCACCGCCATTCATACCATTAACTTTATCTTTCAACGTCTGGTACTCAACAGATGATACCTTCTGATTAATCTGATCAGCCATTACCTTTTGTTCGGCACTGACTTGGGTAACAGTTCCCTTTACATTATCCACTTCGGACTTATCGGCTTTACGCAATAGCATATCCTTAGTTTGCTGTTGTTCAGTGCTCAAAGCCGTTTGTTTAGATTGCAGGTCTCCGGTAATACCGGAATACTTACTATCTAAGTTGTTAAGTGTCACATCAAGACTAGCCAATTGATTACCTTGGCCTGTTAACGTGTCATGAAGGCCTTTAGCGTCAAGCTGAATATTTTGAATATTCTTTTGAGCATCACTGAGTAATAATTGCAGAGTATTCGCCTTTTGCGTGACCTTATCAAGATTACCCTTCGTATCAGCCAATTCGCTGGTATGTTCAATTGCGGTTTGCTCAACTTTGCTTAATCGACCATCGTGGTCTCTAAACTCACTAACTAACGAAGTAGATGTCTTTTGCAGACTGGAAATATTCCCCTTGGCGTCTGCCATGTCATCTTTCAGCGTTTTGTTATCAGCTTGCAAAGTATGAATATTCTTCTCGTGATCAGTGATGGTCAGTTTGATACCACTAACATCTTTTTGCAGAGCAGTAATATCACCTTGAGCGTTAGATAATTGTTCTAGTGTCCCTTTGGCATCTTGCTTGATCTGGTCAATATTTCCCTGAGCGTCTTTCAACGTAGTAACAAGATTATCAGCAGTCTGTTTAACCTGTGTTAAGTTGCCTTGCAGATCAGATAAAGTAGTCGACTGTTCAGAAGCGGTTTGTTCAACCTTACTTAGTCGTCCGTTTGCATCTTCCAGTGTAGAGCTGAGTTCCTTTGCTGTTGCGGTTAGTTGTGCAATATCCTTACTATGATCAGTCAAAGTAGCGTTCAATTGATCAGCTTGTGCTTTTACGCTTGCAATATTGCCCTGCGCATCTTTTAGCCCAGCCGACAAGCCATCTACTGTATCAGATACCTTTGTAACGTCGCCCTTAACATCAGCAATTGTAATAGAAAAACCATCCTGATTATCTTGGATGGTTTTAATCGTTTTGCCCTGTTCTTGGGCTTCTTTGGAATAGGTATCTAATTGTTTAGCAAGATCGTCATTAGCCTGTTGAGCAGTTACAATGTCTTGGCGGTTTTGAGCAATATCACTATTAATCTTGGTAACACTGTCATTAATTAGCTTCTGATTCTGTTCAACAGCGGACTGTGCTTTAGTTAAGCTATCATGAACATTATCTAAGTCCTTTTGCGCTAAACCAATATCACTTTTAAGCTTATCTACACTAGCCGAGTTAGCAGCCTTTGCCGTATCAACTTCATTTTGGACTTGCGCAACATCTGCTCTAATTTGAGCAACATCGCTAGCTGCGTTAGCTTTCAATTGCTGAATTTCCGCCGTAGCACTATCCATTGCAGACTTTGCTTCAACCACCGCTGAACTCTGCGCAACAATCGCATCACTATTGACCTTGCTTGCAGCAATAGCGGATTCAGCAAACTTTACAGCTTCGTCGGCTTGCTTACGGACGTTTGGTAAGTCAGCTGTAGCAGATTTGATTTCATCTGCTACTTTGTGAGCCATATTAGGCCACATTCTTTCACCATCGTCTTTATCATATAATCGCCCAAACATTGTATCTGTTACATGAAAGGTTGCTCCATTATCATATGAGTATCCACGTCCTAAGATACCAGTTTTTGTATCTCGTCCAATTTCTCCAACAATAACTTTAACTGTTTGTTGGTTGGTTTTGTTTGTTTTGTTGCTCGACGTATTGCTCAATTCGGTCTGCCTCCTCCCTTGTAATAGTTAGAATATTTGTTGACTGATCCGGATAAGATGGTGCTTGTTTAATCGAATCAATAGCCTTCATCAAACTCTTATTACGGGCATTTTGATAGTCTAAAATGTTTTGTGTATTTGAGTTCAATGTAACTGAGGTTGGATTACTTGCACTAAACGGATACCAGTTAAAACCAACAACTGCTTCATTAGTAGAAATTTGTTGATCTCTTACTATTATGTGAATCATATCGCCAGCTATTGGTTTGAAATTTGTATAAGTAGTTACGTCAACAGATAATGCCGGATTAGGTTGAATTTTTGTTTTTGCATATTCAATCATGGCATTTTTATCACTAAAACGACCATCTTCAATTGGCTCTGCTGGAAACTCCCCATACTTTTTAATTGATTCTTCATCACGATACATAAATGGCGCAAAGTAATAATACTCAATGGATGATGAAGTACTGCTACTTTGGTTACTACTATCTCCTGCCGAGCCACCACTACCAACAATGGCCGCCATTTGATCATTGCGGGCAACCCAGCTTGGATAAAACCAACTAGCAGGTTCTTCCTTACAAACTTCACCAGGTTGTGGTTCGAAGATAATAGTATTTGCATCTAAAAACAAACAAATATGGTAAGAACTTCCATGAGCGCCATAAAAACCAACATCTCCAGTTTGTGGAGAACTCACTTCATGAAAATATGGTTCCATAGCGACAGTCTGAGCAGGCACATGAATACCAAAATCTTGATAAACCTGTGATATATAAGAAGAACAATCCATTCCATTACGTGGATTACCTCCTCGTGCACCACCTGCACCACCATACACGTATGGAACACCCAAGTAAGAACGCGCGTCATCAATAACACCTTGTGCACTTTTAGTAACGTTTGTCGCTGGTTGATCACTGTCACTGTCTGTATCAGTATCAACTTCGGTTTCAATTGAATACTTACCACCAATACACATAACTTCATTCGTTAAGCTAGTAGAATCAAACGTCCACTTAAACTCGGTAGTGTTATAAAGATAATCAAGTCGATTTCCGTAATCTTTATTGAACTGATCTTGGGTGTAAACCCGAATGTTTTTATTGTCTGGGTAAATAATCGCATTAGGCCAGTGATCAGTAATTTTGCTTAGCATATCCGACCCACTACCGTCACTAAGTTGCTCTATACGCGACGATGGAAAATTACCAATAACTTGATATGAAAACCCAAGATTGTTGCCGTCTAGCCAATATTTCAAAACATCATCGATTTTGTAAGAAATTTGATTTTCGTCAGAGTCATCTTTAGTTTCATCAGTCTTGGTAACAGTCGTTGTGGTAGTAGTATCGCCATTTTTTGACTGAGATGAAGTTTTTTGTGCATTAGAATCACTATCATCACTGCTATCGTCATTGCCATTATCTACTTGTGTTCCACCGTTAACTCTTACATCTGTTTGCTTATCATTATCTTGTGGGTCCACATAAGTCTTATACTTGCGAATTCGTCCAACTTCAAAATAAACATGAGTAGCTACCACATCTAACGAATTTTGCCCAGAGTTAGAGTCTGGTTCTGCTTGTTTGATGATATATTCTTGACCATCAAAAAAGACGGACGCTTGACTATCCAACATTGAATAGGCCAAGGAACCGTCTTGATAAGCAGTAAATTGTAAACTCCAAGTTGAATTAACTTCCCATGTAATGTAAAAACTATCTGGATCAACACAATTAAGAGGTTCAACTTCGGTGCGTCCTTGTCCTCTTACTGTTAATTTTTGAGTAATACCAGGTCTCATAGATAAATAAAAGGAAAACTGAAAGTAATGTCTATGCTATTTGCACCGGTAACAGCAATATTATTCCAGCCAGTATCTAAAATAAGATTTCCGTAATCAGTATTAGCGCTTGCTGGTTGTCCATTAAGCGTTGTATTAATTCCGTTAAGAATTATTGTTTCGGATCCATTAGAGGCCTTTTGATATTTCCACTCACTCCCGTTAGTTGAATTTGTAATTTTCATTGAACTTCCATTAAAGTGACAAACAATTTGTAAGTCATGTTTTTGCCCATAAGGATCAATTGCAATATCACTTGGATTAAAAACTTGAAAATTACTGGTAGTAAAGTGATAAACAGGAGCATGGTCTAATCCCAATTCTCCAAACTGAACAGAGCCCGAAGGAAAGTCATATAAAGAGTTACTACGATATAAGGAATAGCGATAGCCTGACGGATTGTCAAAGTTCATTGTAATGAACGCATCATGAGCATAATCTTGACTAGGCTTTATTTCGGGTAAATTGGGATAAACAAAACGGACAATGGAAGCTTCCACGTCCGTTCGCATTCTTATTAATTTACGTTGACCAAAGATTCGATAAAATTGATGTTTAGCAAGTTTGAAGTCTTGCCAATCAGAAAATCTTAAAAAGAAATTTGCAACAATCTGATATCGAGAAAATGTTGAGTATTGAAATTGACTTCCATCTACTCCAGCAATATCAAGAAATGAATTATTAATTACTGGAGTTGAATTATCTCCTAGATATCTTAGGCCTTGTACCTTATCAGCAATATTAAATTCATTTCCATTACCAATTTTTAGATATAATTGAGGATTTTGCACCAGATAATCCACCTCCTAATAGCTCATATAATCATTTAACTTCTGATCTTTACCATAACTACTATAAAATTGTGCTCGTTTGCGCCGCGCGCTTATATTATCGCTACCATTAGCCAAAATAGCATCGATTTGTTGCTTATTTAGGCCAACAATCTGTGCTAAGAAAGTAACAGCTTGTTTAAGATAAGCGGTAGTTTCATCATTAAACTGGCTTTGCGCTCTCCGACTACGTAAACCACCAGTTCCGCCACCATCTTGTTCCATCTTATCAAGAGTATGATCAATCAAAGATAAAGCACGCGGACGTTTATTAATATCTAGCGGGATAATAGCTTCTGGAAGTCCTTGTTCAGCAACTTCATATAGTCCATGCTTAGTGGCAAAACCACCGGTTGCCCAACCATGACCCATACCAACGTTACCCCAACCTCCTTCGCCACCATGTTCAAGAACATTAATAGCGGCAAGAATTTGGTCATATCCGCTTGCACGATTTTTATGACCCGGTAATGCATCCGCATTCCAAGTACTTAAAGCAAATTGTAAAAGACCTAGTGATTCGTTTCCTCCAGAGTTCTTATCATGTACTTGCTGTGGTACTGTTGGGTTACCACCCGATTCAGTCTCAATTTGTTTCAATAACTTATTGATTTTCCATTCAGCTGCATCATAGCCTAATGCATGAAAAGCACGAATAATATAAGGACGCCAACGTGCTACACCAGCACCACCTGGATTAGCCTCAGACGCCATTTGATCTTTCAAAACATTAGAAATAGCTTTTGCAAATGCAATAGCAGAAGCTGGTCCCAAATCGGCAACAAGCGGAACCCTTGAATTCCAATTAGTCATTTTAAGAATCAATGTTTTAGCAGCTTCTTCTGGACGTTTTTCAAATTGCTCAGATAATTTATCCATTTCTGATTCGGATAATGTCCCATCAGCATATTTATGAACCCCAATTGAATTCATAAATTTATAAGTGCTTTCACCGCTCAATACTTGTGTACCGCGTGGAGCGTTTGGAATGAGGGTATTTCGATGTTGCGGAAGTAACGCTTGACCATTAGGGAATAGTACAAGTTCTTTCCAATGAGGACGAACCGAGTCATTAACAAGCATATGACCACCCGGATGTCCGCCATTAGTACCGTTAGCATAAGAAATAGTAGATAATTTCTTGTCACCACCAAAGTTGCTGATAGTTGAGTTGATACCACTAATCCCTTTGTTCAAGCGACTAATAATATCTTTCATTGATGATTGAGCATATCCAGGGAGTTTATTAAATCCTTTACGGAAATTACTTACAACATCATCAATCCAACTATCCCAACCTTTAAGAAATGAACTACTAAACTTAGAACGGGTACTTTGAATATCATCAAGATACCTATCAACCGAACGACTAGCAGACCCCAAATTCCGACTTACTGGACGATCTAATCCAGACCAGGTACTTCTCCAATCACGGTCAAATTCACGTCTGAAAGAACGTAATGCACGATCCATTGAACGAGTTTGACGATTAAATTCATTAACAAAGCCAGACTTCTTACCGCTCATCGCCTTGTTAGCAATATTTGCTTGCTCAGCAATAAGCTTTCCAAAAGGATTTTTACGAATGGTACGGTAGAGACTGCGAACATCCCTATCAACGGAAGTTAAACCATTACGCTTACCCGCTAAAGTCCTAATTGATTTTTGTAGTACTCTAAAAGAAGAAGCTACATTTCGAATTGGCTTAGCAAGGTTTTTCCAATTACGAGCCGCTTGGCGAGTACTCTTATCCATTGAAGAAAGCTCTTTATTAATTTTTGACTTTCGAATATCTTTAGCCATTGAGTTAAAGTAATTCTTCATCTTAATTTTTTGAAGATTCTTCAACGAACGTGTGTATCCGTTTACGGCCTTAGTCATCTGTTGGATAAGTTTAAGGTCTTTAGTAGAGAAATTACTACGTTTTGAGTTCTTCCGATTTTTAGAACTAAATTGTTTATTTAACCACTTGCCAAACTTTTGCCCTTGACCATAAGCCCACTTAAAAGGCGCTTGAAATAACTTACCAATACCTTGAGCAGCCTTAGAAGCACCCTTTTTAATTTGAGGCCAAGCTTTGCCAAGTGATTTTACAATGTGTCCACCTGCAACTCCACCAATTATGCTTCCTAAAGTTCCTCCAATCACTGTTCCGATTCCGGGAACTGCACTTCCTAAAGTAGCCCCAATCGCCATACCACCAGCTGCCCCTGCCGTTGAGCCAAGTGATTCACCAACTTTTTTGGCACGGTTCTTGTGATTACTTGTAGTTAATGCTTGCAATAAGTCGATTGCCCCAAACGCAACAGTGGCAGCACCACCCATTTTACTTCCTAGAGTTTTTCCATAAGTTAAAAGCTTACTACTCTTTGTCGCAGTTTTACCGGCACTTTCTACAAAAGATGTTCCTGCTTTAGCTCCACTAGTTGCTGCATGTTTACCAGAACCCTTAAATAAATTAGTAAAGGTAATTTTCTTTGGAGATTTTTCAACTGCATTACTTGCACTTTCTACAAAAGATTTTCCGACATCTTTTCCGCTCTGAGCCGCATGTTTTCCTGTACTCTTGAATAAATTTTTTATAGAGAATTTATTTTGAGAATCCTTAACAGATTGACTCATACCTTCCACAAAGTCTTTTCCTGTTTTAGCACCTTGCTGTGATGCTTTCTTTGTCGAAAAGCCAAACATTGACTTAAGGACATCAAACTTAGACGATCCAGAACTTCTTTTCACACCATTTGAGAATGATTTAGCAACCTTTTGACCTTGAAATTCGAAATCCTTGGGCTTGAATCCAAACATTGATCGCACAACATTACCATCAATGATATGAGCAAAAGGTTTAGTTATCCATTTTACAGGCTTCCATGCAATCTTAAGTCCTTTTAATAGAGTTTGACCTAGTTTCTTACCGAGGCCCAGGACCAAATCAAGATCAAGGATTCCACCGGTTAAAGTCATAATTGCAATATTAGATATACCTTTCAGCCCACGAAGTAATCCACCACGTATTCCTTTAGCGATGCTACTCCCTCTACTTGCTCCAACTGCCCTCATTTTGCTTCGAGAAGGCAATTCTTCTTCGACATTTGATGATTTCACAGTCGGCGTTTTTGCTTTTTCAGATTCTTTACTTGTCTTTTCAACCGTACTATTTGTAATGTCACTGCCTATAGCAGAATCTCCTCCAGAAACTTCATTGTGCCGTTTCCAAAGATCAATATTCTCTTGAAGCTTTTGATTCTCAACATCTATTTTAGATTCTTCAGAAGCAATACCATCTAAATGAAACATTGATCGGATATCTTGACGAACAGCACTCATCCCATTTATAGTGCCCTTCAAAATCTTAAAAGCTCCAACAATACCGATAATAGCTCCTGTTGCCTCACCAATATATTTGGGAAGGTTTCCAGCTCTTTTAGATAATCCAGTAAATTTACCAAAAGCATCAAACACATTTAGAATTGCACCAGTCGCTTTTCCACCGTACTTAATGACACCAGATAGGCCTTCAACAAAACCGCCAACAAATTGAAGAATTGATTTAGAGTGCCGTCCAACTGCTCGTCCAGCACTAGAAACACTATTACTGAAATCACCAATAGCCTTTTGTCCATCTTTTGATCCAACCCAGTCGCTCATAGCTTTTGCCACATCATTAACAGCTGGAAGAAGTTTATTTCCAAGATTAATTGCAATATCTTGAATGTTCATTTTTAACTTCTTCATTTCCATTTGGGTTGATTGCATATTCTTGGTAGCTAATTTATGAACATAACCATTACCTTTTTCGGCCTTTTCAACATTAGCAGTTAATTGTTCTAGATTCTTGTTTCCTTTTGCCATACTATCCATTGATTGAGCAAGGATAGTACCGGCTTGCTGACCAGTTGTACCAAATAAGGCTTTGAAAAATGCACCCTTGTCTGCTTTCCCTAAGTCTTTGGTGTGATCATTAATCAACTTAAAGATATCAGCCATCGACTTCAAAGAACCATCTTTTTTCTTGAAGTCATCGATACTTAATCCAACTTTTTGCAAAGCAGCTTGCGCATTATCAGTAGGTGCCAGAATACTATTAATAACTTTTCGTAATCCAGTACCAGCCTTAGACGCTTCAACACCAGAATTAGAAAGGATACCAATTGCAGCAGAAGTTTCTTCTACGCTGAAACCTGCCTGACTGGCACTAGCAGAAACATAACTCATTGCTACCCCAAGGTCTTTGAAAGAAGTAGCGGTCATATCAGCAGAATATGCCATTGAGTTAACAACCCTATCAGTGTTTCTCATTTGTTCTGCTGCTGTTTTACCTTGTAATCCAAAGGCATCTAAAACTTGCGAGGAACTTTGAACAACATCATTAAAATCATCCCCAGAAGCTCGTGCAGCTTCTAGCATCGATTTCATTGATCCTAAAGCCGCTTCTGAGGTATATCCTCGCTTAACCAGTTCCGTGTATTGATCAGCAATTTCTTTTTGCGAGAATCCGTACTCCTTTGAATACTTACTTGCATCGCGTTGCATTTGACCAACTGTCTTAGTAACATCTGATACCTTTTCACCACCAGTTACTAATAAGTTCTTTGTAGTAACCCATTGCGCTTGTAATTCTGACGACATTTGAACGGATTTACCTACCGCAGCTCCAAAAGGTATCATTGCCATTGAAGCTACCGCAAAACCGCCCCGCATCGATTGCGCCCATTCTCGTGTATGCGAAGTAGCTCGCCGTGCGTTAGCATCAAGGTTATTCATTGCACGACTTAAACGAGAAATTCCGCCATCAGTTACGCTACGTTCTGCTCGTGAAATTTCATTGATTGAGGTCCGTACCTTCAACGCTTGGGTAATTTGCTTTGCGTACTCAGAATTTGTTTTAGTGAGTTTCTCACTCAATCCAGCAAGAGCTGCTGCCTCTTGTCGGTATTCACTAGACGCCTTTCCATGCTCACGTACAGCTTGGTTAACTTTTGCTTGTTGCTGAGAGTAGCTATTCCGCAAATCACTGACCTTAGCTTTCAAGCGATTTGTTTCACCAACTTCTGCTCGAAATTGGTTAATTAATGCTCCATGCTGTAACTTGTAGGATTCTACTTGAGCTTTAGCTGTGCGAAAAGCATTTCCTTGACTATTAACTGATCTGACATAGCCATCCATTACTGATTTAACACTTTGCGCTTCTGTACGTGTACGAGCCAAACCAGTATTGAATTGAAGAATGGACTTTCGAGATTCTTCAATTCCTTGGGTTAATTTATTAATTTGATGTTGAGCATTTTCAATCTGACGAACAGTACTAGCATATTTCTTTTCAGTTTCGTCAAAAGCACGTTGAACTTTTTGAGCCTCTTCCGAATTAGCATCAGCATACTTCTTTGTCTCTTCGATTTGCTTTTCACGTGCTTTAGAAAGCTTTTCTAGTTCGCCCCGAAGTTCTTTCTGCATATTCTTATAATTTTCAATCTGACGTTCAGATTGTTCAATCTTAAAATTATATGCAGAAATTGAACCTTCACCTTGTCGAATTGTTTCAACTCCGGCACGCATTTCAGCTTTCATTGCACTTGCAGCACTTCGCATTTGGCGCAAGCTAGCTACAACACCACGATCTTGCATATCAACGGCAAACGTATACCCTTCAATTACAGCCATCTATTTTTCCTCCTTTCCTCAAAAATTTTTAGAATGTAAAGGCATCTGAGCCAACCAAAGTTAATGGATCTTGTGGACGATCCTTTCTTGATTTAGCATTTTGTGCTGCCATCACATCGCTAAATGACGATTTGTAAAAATCACTAGGAAGAATGCCGTTACTCATGGCTTCTTGGGCCATATAATCGATATCTTCTGTAAGATCATCTAAATCAATAATTAATTTTCGGAACTTTGTTTTGGGTCCTCGTTATTTAAGGCTTGCATTGCCTTTTCCTGGTTTTCTTGCATCTGACGAACACTCGGAGTAGTCATTCCAGTAAATTCACTAACGGCAGTTGAATAGAAAGTAAATAAATCGTTGTAGGACATATCTTCTAATTTCTTAGCATCATCCTTGCTAAGGTTTAATAACTTAGCAACCTGCTTAACTACTTCATCAGTAATTACTTCGTTATATTCAGCAAAAAGGACTGTTCCTTTCTTTTGGTCAAGAGCATCAATGCGCTTGTAAATTTGCTTAATTCCTTCATTGATCTTCTTGATGTTTCCCATTGAGTCCATAATTGTAAAATCTTTACCAAGTACGTTAGTTGCCTTTAATGTTACTGTTTTTGCCATTGTTAAAACTCCTTCTATATTTAAGTCTATGTATTAGTTACGTCTCACTATTACTCGTCTCTGTTATTTCTTTTTAAGCGGTAGTTGAGCTACCGTCTGGATTAATTACTTCAGTGGGCGCCCCACTTGGTTGTGGGGTTGTTATTTTCCCACGCCAGCTTCCTTCTCACCATCAGTTCGGACATCAACTGCTTGACCTCCGTGTAATGAAGGATCAAGAGTACCGTCCTTACTTGCAGTAACAAAAGTTTGTCCAGGGAATACAGTATCGAAAAGCTTTTGCTTATCAAAACCATTTTGCCCAGCACGTGCAAAGCCGTAGTTCTTACCATTAAAGTAAGAGAAACCCATGGAAGTGAACGTTAGAGTATCACTTTCACGAGTTTCAGCCGTATCTGTGTTGGTTTGAACGTTTTGAGTAGTTTCAGTAAAGACACCCATACCAAAACTGTAGTAAACATCTTCCAATGTTGCTGGAGATTGAGAAACAATCATCAATCCCGCATAGGTAGGCTTATCAGAGTCTACCCAAATACCACTGGAAAGTTGTTGGCGACCAAGCAGTTTTTGCTTAACTTCCGGATTAATTAAGTTAGCTGTAATTGCAACAGTTGGTGAAGAAGGTGGATTAGAAATATCTACCACTTCATTGTTACCGTTAATCTTTGTTGGTGTTCCAGAAAGCGCTGAAATATTAGCAGTTTGCGCACCTAAGTTAAGGTGTGACTTATTGGTATCAATTGCGTAAACACCAGCTTCAGAAAGGCCTTTAGTTGCATCTACAATGGTGGTTCCATCTTCATTTTTCAATGCAACATAGAGCGTTTTCAGACCAATATTAGCCATTAGTTGTCCTCCTCTGTGATTTCATCTTGTTTGTAATTAAATTTCAATGTGTTTGTTATGTTTTTAGTGTCTGGAGTCATTACATGCCCTGCATTGAGATAACGTCGGATTCCGTGGGCGTATAAAAAGGACTCAACTGATTTCTCAATTGAGTCCATATCTCCATCAAAGTTAATAGGGTAATAAAACATGATTGATATTCGTTTAATTGTTGAAAGAATCGTGTTATTCCCCATGTCACGTTGACCGTCATTATCTTCGGAAACAACAAGGATTGGATGTGTATTGTCGACATTCTCTTCGTCAATCATGTAGGCACAAATATTGTCAACAAGGATATCTTCCAAGCTGGCAACGTTATCGCTTAACAAACCCACTATTCGAGCGGTAGGAGTCATTTTACTTACCTACTTTCTCGTCCATGATTTCTTTTGCCCGTTCAGCCATCCGTTTACCCATTTCATGATCACGTTCTTTACCAATACGAGCAATAAAGTCGTGCCACTCACTATATTTAGCTTTTGGCGCCGTACCGTAAGGACCACCGTATTGGTTTCGCGGCTTCCAACCATCATTCAAAAAACGAGCAATATAAGCTTTCTTCCCTTTCTTAGAGAAGCCAATCTCATAATGCCCGTCTTCTTTAATTTCATGTATTAGTGTGTCCGCTAAGTGCTGTGTACCGTTTTTATATACAACATCCCGTTTATGTTGTTTTAAGAAAGCGATCATTGCTTCCTCATAAACTTTATCTCCAACTTTATTTACTTTCTTTCGTTCACTAAGCGTAAAACCTTGATCTACTTTTTCCAGAAATTTATCAAAGTTATCATTGATAAGACCATCAGCCATGATCAATAACCTCTCTATGACAAGTAATTAAATCAAATCCGTCCGTGCTCAGACCATCATCATAAGAAATGTTATCAATAATAAAGATTTCGTCTCCTTTACGGATTTTGTAATTACTTGTGATTTTTAAGTCATGACGAACAAAAAACACAATAGCTTCCTTGATATGTGCACCAGCCAATGTTATAGCCTGATTAGCACTCAACGTCCATAACCCGGCATATCTTGTATAGTGTGGGTTAAAACCTTTGATAGGTTTCCCTGTATTTGGATTTTTCTTTCCGGTGGGTTCGTCAATACCAAATTCCAAACGGTAACGCATTCTGGCAACATTTACGTTTTTAACCATTGTGTTCATCCCTTTCAGTTAGATTACCTTCGTTCTGGTTGGAACCTGCCGCTGTTTCATTACTACTCTCGGCGTCTGCAATACCAGAAGTATAATCATCTAACCAACCGTCTTTCTTAGCAATTTGGTAGCGATAATCATCTTTCATTGAATTAATTAATGAATACAGTGCCATTGGGACTTCATAAGTTTGCTGTTCACTAGTAGCACTTCGATGGTTATAAAGATGAGAAACTTCAAGAATAACGGCGGCATTAAATACCTCGTTATCATCAAAAAAGTCATCAATACGTTCACCTACTTGGCCGATAATATCCCGTCGAGCTGCCTTAATAAGCATTTTTAACAGCACATTATCGCTTTCCATATCAGGCTCTAGTCGAAGAGAAGTTTTGACTTGGCCCAGATCATCATCGCTTACTGTATTCTTTAATAATTCGATTGACATATATATCACCACCTTTTATTGCTACTTATTAACCAATGCTAATAAGTCAGGCTTACTTGCAGATGACGCATAACTAATCTTATGTGCATCTAAATAAGCCTTAATTTCTGGAATAGTTTGATCTTCAGTTGGTTTTACATCCCCATTAGGATTAAAAGTATCAGCTACTGCCGGTTGTGCGGAAGCAGCTGGCTTATCAGTTGAAGAACTAGCGCTTGTAGTAGAGCTTGATGGAGCTGAACTTGCTACAGCACTAGATGCAGGTTTGTTTTGACTCTCATTTGTGTCCCCACCTGTTTTAGGCGTTGATGGGGTTGTGTTCTTCCCATCATCACCGGATGGGGAAATTATTTTGACGCTGAAACAGTTGCTAAACGGAATGCACTAGCCAACTTAATTTGGTGATCAAACCATGCAGTAAGTTGGAAGTAGTTCATTCCCTTTTGATAGTCTTTATATTGTTCATATAAAGAGCTAGAAATTTCGTAGTTAAGTTGAGCAAAACTAAAGTCACCAACAACTGGTGTAGTAGCTGCGGAAGTAAATACAACTGGTACACCTAAAATTGATTCTGGTTGTGCTTGGTAAAGCGTAGCAGAGTTATTTGCTAAGCCGTCAAGCATATCGTAATAGTCGCTCCGAGTCATTAAAACTTTAGCGTTGTCTTGGAATGCGTCGTCCAAGTCTGCAATAGCCTTTCGAATTGCATGGAATAAGTCTGAACCCGCAACCTCCTTAATCTTAACGGTAGTCTTATCGTAAAAGCTCATGTGCTCCAGACCAGTCGGATTACTAGTGCCAAGAGACATGTTCCGTTCCTTCAATTGAAGTGCAGAAGCCAAGCAATCATTTACATATTGAACTAAGCCTGTATCAGTCCCAAGTAAAACAGTATCGGAAATGCCTGCACGTACCTTTACTTGATGACGTTCGAAGTTGATTTGATCACCCTTAAGGCTCATTTCCTTAGCAATTTCTCCATCGTCAACAAATGAATCATCAGCGATATCAAAGGCAATACGTGGCAAAATCAAGTTAGTAATAGTAGAAACAGTTTCCATTTGCCGAAGTGGATTTTTCGCAAATGGTTCACTAATCAATTGATTTGAAACGTTAATAGGAAGCAACTTACCACCTTGTGAAGTTGAATCATCCTTCATTTCTTGCTTGATAGTATTCCATTTTTCTTGGAATTCAGCATTGTCAGGCCGAACAGTCTTCCGAATCCATGCTGCTTCCATTGCAATCATTCGTTTCTCAGGTTCATCAGGAAGCTTCTTGGCATTTTGAACCTGCTTTACACGGGTTAAGTTTGCCTTTTGTTCCGCTTCGGCCTTCTTTAATTGGTCACTGATTGTGTTGTAGCGTTTTTGCAGCGAATCAACTTTCTTTTGTTGAGCAGTAATATCTTCAGTAGTTGAAGCTGGGTTAACAGCAATCTCAGCCAGTTTGTCGTTAGCTTCCTTAAGTGATTGACCAATATTTAATACGTTGGTTTTCATAGAATAAAGATCCATTATTAAAATTCCTCCTTTAATTTTTCGATTGAAATATTTAAGGCCTTAGCATTTGCTAGGGCCTTTTCGTGAATCTTATTTAGTTGTTCTTGTTCTAGGTTTTGTTCTGAGTTCAATTTGTTATCGTCATGTTCTGCTTGTTTAATTAATTGCTCTGGTACATGACGATAACGACTAACAAATTGTTTATTAATTGAAGCTACTGCCTTATTTGGCTCCATAACCTCATCTGCTAATCCATAATCAACGGCTTCTTGAGCAGTTAACCAAGTTTCATCATCCATTAATTGCGTCAAAGTTTTTTCATCTAACTTGTCACCCGCTTTAGCAAGATATGTTTGAACACTAGACTTGGTAATTTGATCAAGATCATCAGCTTGTTTTCGAAGTTCGTTAGCATTGCCGATTGCCATAACCCACGGATTGTGAACCATCATCATAGAATTTGAAGGCATAAAAATAGCGTCACCGCTCATTGCGATAACGCTTGCGATTGAAGCAGCTAAGCCATCAATATAGACATTAATATGGGCTGAATTTTGTTTCAGCATGTTGTATATTGCAATTCCTTCAAAAACAGAACCTCCTGGAGAATTAATATGTAAATTAATATTCTTTACATCCCCAAGCGATTTTAGGGCATTGCGAAACCCAGCTGCTGAAGTATCTGTGTCTTCATATTCATCAGTTACAATTTCACCATCAATATACATTTCTGGTGTCATATTTTTACTTTCCTGTTTGATCGTCAGGTACTTTGGTAGTACCGTCTTGTTCATCAGAGTCACCTCCTTTCGATGATTTCTCGGCAGTTTTAATATCCTGTACAGAAGCCTTCATTTGACTTTCTGATGGGAATAAGTCTTTAGAAATCCAAGTAATGTCAGCTGATTTATCAGTAATTGGCGTCATATCTTCCAACTTTCGTAAATCATTCTGCGTTGCAATACCGTTTCGGATCATCATTTGGTAGAAGTTAGTCCGTGAGGCGGTATCACCACGCATCAGCCCATTAACATTGAACTTAAAATAAAAACCGCTTGTTCGTTGACTTTGCGTCAATAACTTGCGGTTAAATTCTGATTCATATTGTTTAACTATTGGTACTAGTGTCATTTGAACGAACTGGATCATTGCTTGTTCATTCATTGAAGCCGTACCATTTAATTCATTCAAAAAGGCAATTGGTATATTAAAAGCGTTAGCAATCCTTGAACGCGTAATCTGTTCAGACGTTTTTAAATCACTAGGCTGAAAATTACTAGCAAACCGGTCATAATCAAATCCTTTTTCTTGGACAACCGCTCCACCATTTTCTTTAATCATGCGGGTGAAGTCTTCAATTACTGCTTTACGATTTTCTGGACTTACAGAGCGATCATATTTAATAATGTATTGATCTTTCTTATTCATTTCACCAACTGAAAAATCTTCAACTGCTTTCTCAAACTGAAGGGGTCCGCGTAAAACATCAATTGGACTAATCCCTAGAACACCAGTTAACGGAGTAATATGTCGCACATGAATCATTTCTGTATTAAATACTAAAAAATGATAGTTAGGATCAGCTGAAGTTACTTCATAGTAAATGGAGTTATCATCAATATTTCGCTTGATAGTGACTGTCGTTGGATCTATCGGCCATAATCTAATTGGTACTCCAGTTGATACATCACGTTCAATAAACACATAGCCATTTCCACTACTATTCCGTGATACCTCTAACTGATTAATTAAAGAAAAAGCACTCATAGACGGATTAGCCTCACTACGAACTAGTTCAGCAATACCATCGTCAACCTCTTCATAATTTTTATAGAGGTGGATTGGCAAACTAGATACAGTATTGGCAAGGCGGGTAATAACACTAAAAATCTCTTCATTAGTGGAAAGAGTATTATTTTGTACGCCCGCATTGATATCTGTAGCCCATCCTTGAAAATTAAAAGTAGGGCCTACCCAATTTCCCTGCTTAGAATTAACCTCTTGTTTAAAACCTTTAGTAAACCATTGTTTAGTTGTTTTCCATAAATTCATATATGCACCTCCTTTCTAGTAAGTCGCATTAAGCATTTCAACTTCTCACCTACTTGAACGAAATAAATGTTGAAACAGGTCCATCATAGGTTGGTGCTACCAACATATCGATAACTGATACATGCGCATCTAGTGCTGCCGCAAATCCATCAATTTTTCGTGATTGTGATGTTTTTGTAGGTAACCAATTATCATTGCGGTCTTGGCGGAGATGGACGTTGTTGAGATACCACTTAAACATTGATTGTTCATTAAATACGACCTTCCCGTCTAAAAGAAGTTCTTTGAAATTCTGGAGCGGTCCTCCCAAAGTTTTAAAGCCTTGTCGAGCTACCTCTGTATTAAAACCAGCTTCAATCAGTTCTTTATTAAGTCGAATAGCCTTAGCATAATCGTATCGAATTATTACGATGTTGTATTTTTCCGATTGTTCTTTGAACCAATCAAGCACGTATGAATAATCGACATAATCTCCAGGAATAATTGTGATATCCCCATCATGTTCCCACTTCCTAATTCGTTCTGGATTCTTGTCGCGTTCATACCGAGCGTGTGGAATCCACGAATGTTCCAATATAAAAACGCCACCATCATCTAAAGGAAATTCTAAGCATGCGGAGGTGAAGTCCTCAGTATCTGATAGATCATATCCACCTACGCATTCACGACCTAAAAGTTCCTTCAAATCAAGGTGACGCTTATTTTTTTGTAGTATTTCAGGAGTTATGAAGCTTAATTCATCAACTTCCGAGAAGATATTAAATCGTTTAGTTAACCAATCAGCAAATCTAGCAGGAACACGGCGATCATTTTTGAAGTCACTAATCATATCAGCTAATTGCATTAAACCAATGTTGGGATTAGCTTTAACCCACTTAGTTGGATCATTAACTTCTTCTTTGTTATCAAGGCACGCTAAGTAGTAAAATGTACGTTCATCAATGTCATTTTCATAATTGCTTAATGTATCGTGTCCTTGATCAACCATATCTACCAACGGACCGTCTAAAACGTAACCAGCCGTTGTAATATAGACAATTAACGGCTGTGTCCGTGTTCCTCGAGAATTTTTCATGACGTTAATCAAAGAATAATCTTGATATTCGTGAATTTCATCGAACACGGCAAAATGGACGTTCTCACCATCTTTATTGCTCTTTTCAGCAGACATCGCCATGATCTTTCCACCAGTTTTCGGGTATCTAATTTCGCTTCGGTTGGGAACAAAACGATCAGATAACCAAGGAGATTTTTGAATCATTGTTCGAGAACCCTCAAACAATAAGCGTGATTGTTGCTGTGAATTAGCTAAAAAGTAAACATTTGGGCCATTTTCACCATCAAATCCTGCCATATAGTCTGCTAAACCAGACTCCAGCTCAGTCTTCATTGTTATTATCCATAGGCTTTTTATCCTATGCTCTGGAGGTCACCCTCATTTTCATTGGTTGGTCAATTCCAACCCAGTTTAGCGTACATTTTCAATCATTAAGATTGTTGGGCACTCTTGGGAGAATTATATTTATTCATCTCCTACGCGTTACGGTGCTCACTAGCCTTGCGTAATCTAGTGAGTTACCTCGGTATCTTCTACCTATGAGAGAAAACACACCCCATATAATGTTTACAAACTTTCCTGTTAGCCCGCTTTACATTACTCAGATTAACGGTGTATGGATTACCACTTTTTACTAACTCATAAACTTTATAAAAACCATTAGCTTCTACAAAGCTTTTCATAGTAGGCCAAAACTCAACATTACCGTTGGGAAAAGTAATGTTCAAGATTTTAGCATTAGGATTTTTAGTTCCAGTTTGTTGTGCCATAACTTGTCTATGATAAAACGATTGATGGTGTCCTTGCATTCCTCGCGGATGTTCATGTGTTACTCCCCAAATCACTTTTCCGTTTTTCATAGGATTGCTTTTGGGATTTAGCAAAAGCTTTCTATGTACAACGATTTCGTAAGCGGTTTGGGGCTTTCCCAGCATTCCTCTAGGATGGTGGACATAAACGCGACCACCATTGCCACCTTTAGCGATGTTGTAACCAACACTATCGTCTGTACAATTCAACTCGGCAATATATTTTTGCTCAAGTTTGCAGGCTTCCGAAAACGATAGTCCAGAAATTAGAATTTCGTGCTTAAATGATTCCCAACTATATTTTTGTATAGCGTTCCAAAACCTGGATTTCCTGCCCGACTCTGGCTTATACTCAATCCCGCTATTTCTCCAGCGACGATTAGTATCATTTGTTATTCCAATGTAAATCTTTCCGTTAATTTTGTTAGTGTGTTTATATAATTTGTAATCTTTCATAGTAGGTTTCTACCGATTTTGTCCAATTTTAGAACGGCGAGACGAGTTTACCGTTCTTACGACCAACAAAAATAAGACTCTCACGAAAGCGTCTTACTCCTGTATGCTTATTAACCCAACCGAACATCGAGCCAACAACAAAGTGCTGCCATGGTTGCATTACTAAGTGATCAAAATTACCTTTAGTCGGATGGCATTTCTTTTCGATAAAACGAATAGGTCGCCAACCTTTTTCTTCATCAAAAGTCCAAGGATAATCGGGATCATTTTTAGAACGTTCAAGATCTTTTAAATGTCGCTCACACGCTAATTTCACCCATTTACTGGCTATAATGTCATTATTTACCACTGCTTGCGCATAAATCGTGGTCAATAAAGCTGGTGATGGTGCTTCTAGCACATGTCCCAGTGATCGTTCGTTGTCCATATAAGCTTGAACCCAGTTGGTAAGCCCTGTGTAATCAAGATTAAGCGGATTTTCTTTTAAAATATTAGAAGTCATCGTCATCATCTTGTTTTTGATCATCTGTCATATTAATAGCTAAAGATGCACGTGCTGCTGGATTGAGCCCTAAGTTCTTAGCTAACTTATCTAGTTCAGCCGAAATTTGAAGTTTTAATCGCAAATCAGGATTAGGCTTGCCTTCTACAAATCGCCCATTTCTTTTTAGACGTGCGTTACACGACTTGTATTCTTTAGTTAAGTCACAATAACGTGCAATTTCATCAATATCCGCCTCATTTAATAAATCGGTATCCTTAAACAGCTTAATAATTGCTCGAAATTGTTTTTTAGCTCCAGCATCAAGATAAGATGGTGGATTCATGTGTTCAGCAGAAACTTTTAATTTTTGCTCATTTTTTGCACGCCGTTTGAGTTCATCTTTGGGCTTGTGATTATAGTTTCCATTAGCAACTAATTGCAGAACATTTTTAGCTGGTTGTGGCATATCAAAAATTCCTCCTTTCACCGAAATTTAGCGCTTGACGCTATTTTTAGTTATGTTATGATTTAGTTGAAATATGAGTAGTCAAAATTAACGGACATCCGATGATGGGTGTCCGCTTTTTTGTGTGCAAAAAATTTTGAAAAACGAGTTTTTTGCGAAGTAAGGCATGGCACCGCTCCCGTGATTTTAAAATTTTCCATTTTTTAGGGGTAGGGGGCTTGTTTTTGCGCTTTTTGCACACGAAAATTATTTATTTTTGCTTTCAGACTGTTTTAATCGTTGCTGTGACGGTGTTTATAGGCATGTGCGTTTTTGGTTTAAAGCTCCGGATTAGCCTTGAACGTAAAAATATCGCTGTTCTTTTCGGCTTTTAGTTTGGTCCGCTTATCATGTAGCGACTTTGTACGTTCGTTGTGCTCGGCATTGTGGCAAGCTTTACAGATAGTCTCTAAGTTGTTAAGGTCTAGCCGTTTGCTATAGTCAACCCTTACCGCTTTAATATGGTGTACTGTTGTGGCTGGTGTTATTCGTCCCGCTCGCTTGCATACCTGACATAAATAATTATCACGCTGTAACACTCGTTGCCTTACTGCTTGCCACTCTTTCGAATGGTAAAATGCGTTATAGTTATCTGTATACTTACGGCCCATCTACTCACCTTCTAACGCTTTAATTGAGTTATTAACCTTTTCTGTTAACTTGCTACTGTATTGCCTTATACGTCATCACATCGCAATATAAAGCAAGGCAAAATAAAAAGGCGCTACCGTTTGAGGTAACACCTTATTAATTCGTTTCTTTCGACAATAACAATATAACACTAAAAGCCCCTTTATTTTTCCGCGTTTTTTCCGCGAGTATTTAAAACAAAAAAGCCACCTACCTAATTAATAGATAGATGGCATATATAAACAATAGTATTCTATTGCTTGTTCAGCTCTTCTCGTCTGATATGTATAAGCTTCTCCAGCTCGTTCAAGTCGTCTATTGTTGCGTGCTTCTTTATAAAGGTTTTCGCGTTTGATCTATATTGATATATACGGCGCTTGTTTGGGTTATTCTTTAAGTATTTAAGATTAGCCCGCTTCCTTGCATCTGATAACGTCATGTGCTTCCCTCCTTGATTGTGTCTTTCTACATTGATATAATTAAATATGTAAAAAGGCGTTAAGTGCTCCACCACCTAACGCCCAACGGTCTACATACAGACAAGAGAACTTTATAAAAGCGCTTGGGCTATTGCTTGAGCGCTTTTATGATTAGTGCGATACCACGACAGACCCAATAAAAAGCCTGTGACAATATCAGCACCGCAACAGCTTCAACCGTCGCGCGGTCTCCCGTCTAGTAGATAACAAAGCATAGGCCCGCGCCTCCTTTGGTCTACCTGTAATCGGTAACGCTCGGCCGTTGCCTGCTGTTCCGTCTTGGTAGGTTCCGGGTTAATCACTCCCGTTGCTTACCATGTTTTTATTATACACTATATATAAGTACAATAAAATACATTTCAATAAATTAGTTCAAATAAAAAAGTCGCCCAATTAGGCGGCTTCTTTCGTTTCTGTGTGCTTATTGTTGTCATCCCCGACAACTATTTTTATATTAACTCCCAGCCCGTTCAAACGGTCAACAGTTGCAACTAACAACTTCATCAGTACACTTTTATAATCGTCACGGCTTGCGAAATAACGGCGCTTGTAGTCATCCCCAGGATCAACAAACTTCAAGGCGTGGCTCTTAACAGTTCGATAATATGTTTTATAGTTCATTGTATGCATCTCCCTTAGTACTTTAGTAGGTAATTAATTGCGTTGTTTAGTATTGCTTGTTGTGCTTGTTTGTTTTCGCCGTTGTGAATGCTTTGGGCTAATTCTTCAAATAACAGCCCCATTATTTGAACTGTTTTAGGTTCTAACCCTTCACAATAACCACCAACAAAACGGGCGTAGATTTTTGTTGCTGTTATTCTGTTCATTGACGGCGTTAAATTACAGCAAAGAACAAACCGCCAATAGTTCCGCCTGAATGCTCGGCGCTCGTGTGTGTATACTGCGTCACTTTCATACAAAGCCCGCATAATTCGGGTGGCTTCCATCAAGTAAAGCCTTACTTTATCATCTGTATCTAATAGCGTTAATGCTTTAATTGTTAAATCTGAGTAACTTAATTTTGTAATATCCATTGTATACATCCCCTTTTTAAAAGCTCTTTTGGTAGTAATTCAATAAATTATCTACTTGTTTATTTTTACAAAGGTCCAAAGTCATTTCATTCTTGCCGCTAATGTAAAACCCTTCACCATTGATAATGGTGTTGTGACCTTGTAACGTTATATGTGCTTTAGTTAGACTTTCTACGACAATAGTTAGTTCATGACCTGGAACAATTTCACCTTTTCCGTTGCGAATAGATCCCTCACCATGTCCAAGCCCGTACAATGTTTCTGGGTCTATTTTTGTTAATTTAAATTTAATTAGGTTGTTTGTCATTTTAATTACTTCCTTTGTTTCTTGTTATTTTTCTAGCGCTTTCTGTCTTGCTGCTTCCACTTTTTCCGGTGACATTTTCCAATTTTTTATTCTCTTTTCTTTGTGTTCATAGGTTCCACCTTTTCGCCATTCCGTCCAATGATGCCAAATAATAGAAACGCTCGCCACTTCTCCGCTCTTGATTTCTTCTCTCATTTTCTTTTTTGCTTCTTCTAATGTCTTGTATGGCTCCGATACGCTTTGACCAGTTACATATAGCGCATTAACTCGGTACGTTTCCGCTTCTGGTGTAATAATCATTAGTATAACTCCCTTTCTAGTTGGCTGTAGTTGTGCGCTTGTCCGTTTTTGGAACGTTTACGATCTCCAAGCCTTGCGCGCCGTCCCCTTGCTGTGCGATCATTTTTTCATTCTTCTTGTTCGGGTAAACTGTTAAAGTATAATCACCGTCGCCATCGTCTTCATAGTCGATTGTAAATTTATCGTTTTTAATTTGTTGGCCGTCCTTAATATGGGTCTGTGAGTCCTTTAATTCCTTGTTTTGGTCTGTTAAATCGTCATTAGTTGTGCTAAGGTCTTCCACTTGTGCGGTCGCTTTACTCTTGGCCGTTTGTTCTGTTCTAATTTGGTTCTGTGCGTTGTGAAGCTTTTGACTGTCAACATACCAATTAGCAACTGCAATAATTAATAAAACGCCTAATACTTTAATGATTGAATTCTTGTTCATGATGATTACCCCTTTACTTTTATGTAATGTATTAATTGATTAGTTTTCTTTTGCTGATAATTTATATAGTTTGTTCCAAAACTCGCGATACTTTCGCCCGCCCAGTTGCTTATAGGCTTGGTGTACAGTGATTTTATTTTCTTGATACAAATTGATATACTTTTCTACTTTCCGCATTGTTTACATCCCCTTTTACAAATCGCAAGAAATATAATTGTAGTCGCTGAAATTATGTTCTTTTGCGTATTCACTCATACAATAAAGAGAATCGAACTTTAGACCCTCCGCCTGCTTTGGGGATGTCATTTCATACCCTGTTACATTGAAATCGTTATTTAATTTTTCGTCGCAATATTCACACTTCATTGTTATTCTTCCTTTCTTTTATAACATCGTGTTATATAGTAAAATTAAAAATTTTTGAACATACTAGATTTTTATCTTAAATCTTAAATAATCCTTTTTCTAACATCGTGTTATATAAATGATTAAAATTTTATTTATTCGTTTAGTTTTTCATCTCATTTCTTTTCTTGTTCCTTTCGACATCTTTATAATATAACATCGTGTTATATATTGCAATAAAAAATTTGGAATTTTTCCAACTTTTTTATTCAAGTTCTTTCAATCGCTTATCTATTGCGCGTTTTGTATCTTTCAAATCGCCAATATAATCTATCCTATCATCTGTACTATTGACAGCTTTATAAACTGCCGGGGCTTTTTGGGGGTCTGGATTTATCCATTTGTGAACTTCTCTTAATGACCTCTTATAGTCATTGAATTCTTTATTTCTTGCTCTCCATCGTGCGTTGGCTTCCAGTTGTGCTTGGCTCGCTTTTGCCATATATTTCACCTCTTTAGCATTTAATAGAAGTATATAACAACGTGTTAGTGAGTTCAAACATATACAAGCACTTTTATAGCTCTTTCAGTCTTTCATCAATAAGCCCGCGCAATTCTTCCAATTCTTCCCGTGTAGCGTCCTTTTTAATAAAGTTACGCGCCCTTGACTTCTTTTGATTGCGGTAGGCTTCTTTTTTATGTGTGCGGTTGTATTCATTTACGCGGTCTATTTGTCGCTGGTGTGCTTCTTCTTTAGAATATTTCTTTACTTTTGGCATTTTATCGCCTTCTTTTTAGTTCTTTTGCTTGTTGTCTTAATTTTTGGGCTTCTTTTAAGTCATTACATCCAGATTTAACTAGTCGATAGCTAACATATAGCCCAACTAATAGAATTACTATATTAAATAGAATTTTCAGCATTTCTAAAACCTTTCTATTTTTCTAGTTCCATAGTATAATTATATACGTAAAAGGGAACCGCGCCACGATTCCCAATTTATAAGCTTTATTTATTTGTTAGCCTTTTTTAAGCGTTTAGCCCGCTTTTTTAAGGCTTTTTCTTTTAGGCGTTGCCCTTGCCAATAATCTTTATAGCCTTTACAGGCTAACCGATAGACTCCGGCTATTCCTAAAAGGGCGCTTACTACTGTAAGCATAGCCCCGAAACTCCTTTCATATCTAGAATTTGAAAGTTGGGACTGCTTAAGCTAGTAATTAGCTTACACTTATATAATATCATTATTTTATAAGTTGTCAACTAATGAAATTAAAAAGAATAAAAAAACTTTTCTACTATTAATATAAATAGAAATCATGTTCTATTTATTAAAAACGTGACGCGCTAGCCGTGCTATAAAGATAATGAAAGCCGATTAAAGGCGGCTGAATATTTTATTTAGTAGAACATTAAAACCGGATAAGAGAATAAATAAGGCGATTTTTGAGGTAAAAAATTCTTTTTACACGTGGAAAAGTTGATATTTAAAAAGCATGCTTTTATTTATTATTCAAATCGACTACTTTAAGTCAATTTTTTAGCTTAATCCCTAGCTTTTTATATATGTTTATCCAATTAGCTCCTCCACGTTTGCTCTTATATTTTTCATTTAACCTCTCATCTTCTTTTTCAGTTATCCAAACAATTTGATGTTCTTTAATCAAGTTCTCTAATTTTGGTCTGATGTTGTCATCATTTTCGTAAATATTTAAAACTTCTCTTACAAAATCCCCCCTTGTAAATCCGTGCTCCCAACGTAGTCTTTTCTTATATTCATTTAAAGCATAAAATCTATTACTGCCTTTCTTAGAACTAGAATGAACTTGTTTCCAATATAACTCATCTAATGTATCAACTTTCTTTAAAATAGTAGGATACTTTTCTTTTATTTGCATAAATTCTTTTTCTGCATTTATTGAATACATTGTGGAATTAATTTGCATCCCTTTATTTCCCAATTCATTCCATAGTTCGCTTAAGCTTTTCTCAAAATATTTTTTAGCTTTTTCAGATGTTGTTACTTGCTGCGCACCTGCTAATCCAATAACAGCATCAGTAATACTTTTTATAAATTTTTTATCAGCAATAATCATCTATTTTCTTCCTTTTTATAGCTTATTTGTTTCTTATTATTTCCTGGTGAAAACTTTTCCGATATTTTTACTACCTCATTTGAGTTATTTTTGTCTAGAAACCTATCGTCCCAACAAGTAATTAAATTATAGTCATATATTGACTGTAGCGCTAACAACTTTCGAGATATTCTATAGGTTTCAGTTTCACTAATATGAGTCGTTTGTGGCTCTTTCTTGCCGACTTCTTTTATCATATTTTGTAGCGTTGGTATTTTCTTTGCTTTTCCAATTAAAAACTGTTTATCTTTTGAAATTAAAGATTTCTCGTTATCTATCAAAAGCGGCATTTTCCCTACAATTAATTTTTTTCTAAAATCACGATAGAATCCTGGAAACTGATAAAAAATAAGCTCCGGTAGTCTTTTATAAACATCTCTATCTTTTATATCTCTAGCAGTGTAGCCATGAACTGAACCGTCAAAGGGATTAATATAAAGATGATTAGTAAAATCTAAATCAATTATTGAACCATGTACTTCGCCAGATAGTCCTTCACTCAATTTTCTTCTAACATTATATTCAAGTGGCAAGTATATACTATCATCGATATTTACTTGGATGTTTTGTAAAGCCTCACTAATTTGATATAGTGCATCCCAGTACCTGCCAAACAGTTTCAAAATTTGATTTGCATAGATATCTATATTTTTGTAGTAAAATTCTAAATCATGTTCTAGTAATTCTCTCTTTCCGCCTCGTAATACTGATAACTGGCCTTTCGAGTCAATTGATATAAACATTAGAAAATTATTTTTCTTTAAGAACTTTATTTTCTTTGTATAGTTAAATTTTGGCTTCTTCCACGTTATAGATGTCTTTAATGCTTTATCAAGATAGTATGTGCAAAAGTCATCTATTGAAATATCAAAAATACCATCTTTGTATTTATCTGGATCAAAATCTGTAAAAGTAAATGACATTCCTTTAGTAATATCATTTAGCATTTTTTCGTCCATTTCATTAGTTTTTTTCCAATTTTTCTCGTCTGCTTTCAACCCTAAACCATCATGAGCAATCAAAGCGCAATCTTTATCAGAAATATCTTTGGTCTCAATATAATAAGCTACTTGATCAATCGGATATATAAGGCCTATTCTTTTTAAGTTCTCAAATCTATCATGATATTTTGATCGCATACCTAATACGTAGTAAAGTAAAATTTGAGAAACATATCTTTTTTTAGCTGTTTTATCATTTGTAACTTTCAAATCCCAAAGTGCTTCATCTGTTATATAATCACAATCTCCTTTCGAAATTAGTTCTGAGTAACCTCTTGGAAAATCAATATCATAATCAACCCACTTACTGTTCTGTTTTAAGAATTTAACAGTTCTTTTAACAAGTACACGAATCTTACTAATAGTCTTTTCACTTGGGTTAATATTATCAACATTTGAATACAGTGCTGGTGAAGTCCTATAAGCCACGTCATATGCACACAGCTTGCAAGCGTTAATAATACATTTGTTATCTAAACTTGTATTTACACTTTTCAACAACTCTGTAGCTTTATCTAGTTCTCCAACGTTTTTTGCTCCTTTTAAGGAAATTTCAAAGGCTTTTTGGGGATTATCTCCAAAAACAAGTCTCGCTAAGTAATCAGTTGCAAGCCCAAATAGCCACATGCTCTCGCTATCAGTATCAAGTTGAATATCATCTTTTACAAATCGTTGAACTTTAACGGTATAAGTCTGTGGCAATGACATCCCCACTCGTCTAATAAATTGAGTTACCGAAAACATTCGTACATCCCCTTTATCAATAAAAAAGCTTTCTTCTATTTTAAACATAATTTTTGCAAGAGTCTGCAATTTTCTCTAAAAAAGGAAGTAAGCTTTTTATTAGTTCCATCTGCTTTAACTGAATTTTCCAAGCAGACTTTATAACATCGTTCCATACTAAAAAGGCTTGTGTCCCGATTAAGGATACAGGCCTTTTACTATTTATTAAAAACTAACGGCGCATCAAACAAGATATTTTCCTCTTCGATAAGCTTATAAACCGCTTCTTGCATTGTCTGTTCGTTATCCCACTTACCAATAAAGTGTTCTAATAAGCGATGATCAAGCTTTCCCACGCTAAAAGCAGGGCAACTTAAATCCGAACCAACCATAAGCTCAAAGTCAAAACTTGGATGATAGACAAGAATTTGAAAATTTTTGTAATAATGAACCCTATATTTAATATGTTTCAAACTCGCAGTTACCACTCGCTTTAAGCACTTTTTGTCTTTACGTGACTTAAAGAGACTATTAAAAAATTTCCCCGCAGATTGTTCGTTCAATCCTATCATTTTAGCCATAAGCATATCTCCTATTTTCTATCATAGCAAAAGTACAAGCAAAGAATTAACCATAAGTTAATAGTAAGCGCAACCATAAGGCCACGTGCCGAATTGTTCAACGAACACACAACAACCGGTATGACAAAGAATGTAACATACCATAAATAATTATGCTTCACGTGTTGCCAAAATGTTTTACTTTTCTTAAGAGGCCTTTCAGTGCTTTCCGTTTCAGGCTGTTCTTGGCTTTCTTCTTTTTCACTGTCATTTTCTTTGCAATCATCCTTACTCCTTTTTAATTGAATCCAAAGCTGAGACGTACCTGCCCATGCATAATACCCTCTACTTTCAATTTTTGAGATTAAAGAAAGCACATAACGGTCTTTTATTTCATACGGCTCATTTCCTATTCCAATTCCAACTGCACGACAATCAGTCGAAACTAATTTCTCTAGGCCGCTGTTTACTGTATCAATAACGCTGTTTGGAATTTCAATTTTTTCTAACTTTTCTTTCATTTCATCATAAGAAAGGATGTCTTTCATTCGTGCACCGCCTTATTTTCTGTTTCGCCCGAAGGATAACCAGCTACTCCACTCCATAAATCAAGCTTACTAGAATATCGAATAGATCCGCCGCTCCCCCTAACAGCATCTTCCCAGTCAAATAGCGCATCTGCGTTATCAAACGCAACAATCTTTTCAATGTCGTTTATTTGATACATACAAACATATACATATTCAACTTTGGCAACTTGATTTTTATCTTCGTTTTCCTTCATAATTTTACCCCATTAAAATTTCTTAAGTCCCAACTTCTTTCGTCCCATATTAAACCAAGGGCTTACCGTAAACGCGAGGACATCATTGATTACATAAATTGAACTGTTTACAGCCATCGCTAGTGTTGCATCCCCTTGCGAATAAGTAATACCCCAAAGGATTAATTGAAAAATTCCAGATGCTAACCACCAAAAATATTGGTTGTTGTAGCGCATAAAACACATAATTCCTGCTGTTAAACTGATAGCAAAACTAATAGCATCAATCCAAGGGCGTGGGTCATTAGTAAACTTGCCAATCAAATATCCAGAAATTACATATACAAACAATGTTCCAACAATTGCAATTAGCCATTGCTTTCCGCCAAATTTACGAAGATGATTTTTAGTATCATCATTCCATGAACGTACAGCTAAGATGACCGGTAAGTCTAACGTTAATACATAAGCTACTTGTTCAAAGATTGATAGGTAGTTCTTTGCAGACAGTCCTGCATAAATAAAACAAGCAGCACTGATTAAGCCTAACCATCCATTAATTGCTTTGGTTGCATTAATAGCTAATACACATAACACGCCTAATGTAGTACCAATAAAAGTAATAATTGCTACAGGTGTAATTGGATTACTTACCAAAGTCATGATTTGACAACCAAAACTAAAGAAAAAGAGATAATAATTTTGCTGTGGCCAACCTTTTAATTGACCAAGTAACCACTTAAAATAGTTTTGCTTTTTTACTGTTTGTTCCATTTATTTCATTCTCCTTTATTTTGTTAGGTCGTTTTTCAACGCCTTGTCCGCTTTTCAGCATCGTGTATTTATCATAGATATATTTATTGCCTAGTTTTACATACACCATTCTACAATTATGTTTATTTTTATCATTCATTGTCTTTATCAATCTGCTTCGATCGGTTCGATAGACTCAACCCACTTTGGTACATTAATGATTTCTCGTCCTGATACAACCACCGCATCTGAACAAATTTTTCTATCATAAACTATGTCCCATTTACCACCATGCGGGCAAGCGTAGGCGACCTCGTGAGTAATAGTTTTTCCCGTGACAGAATCCGTTATTTCTCTATCGGTACCTTCTAACGGTAAAATATACTTTTTAGAGGAATCAATTTTAGAAGCATTAGAAGTCCCTTTGCCTTCCCAAGATACTTCCAGAAAACTATATGGTCCGTCAGAATCGTTAGGGTCGAGCTTGGTTTCATAACCATACTTTTTTAGTTCCTTACTAAGAGTATCAATATGATATATACGTTTTCGTTGAGGCTTACCGATTGCATTTATGCTCGAGCTGCATTCGTATTGATAAAGTCGAACGCTTTTTTGCTCATTTTTAACTGCCGAATTAATCTCATCAAAAGCCTTTTTTAATTCGTTTGGCAACGCCTTTTGTGCTGCTTTTTCAACTCGATTAGCCGCTTCCTTGGCATCAATACCATTAGCTGGTTGAAAGGATTCGCCTTGTGATGCATACTCCAAATCGTTTTCTAGCTTATCAAGTCGGTCTTCAAACTTTGTGATTTTATACTTAAACTCGTTTAATTGTTGCTGATAGTCACTTGACTCATACTCGCTTAATTTATGTCGGCTAAAAAAACTCATTCAAATCACTCTCCATCTATCATTGGTTTCCCGTCTTTATTTAATCGTGGTGTGATGGTAATTACCTTGTCATTATTGCTATTCTCAACAACCAAGTATTGAACCTTGGTTTCTTTGTCAGTTGCTACATAGCTCTGAGTTGTTGGATCACCATCAAAATTATTAAGAATACCATTGCTATCGGCGGATGTATTTTTGCTAGTACATCCCTCTACAGTCATGCCAGTTAAGAAAACAATCGTGATTACAAGAGACCTAATTAACCACTTTTTCATTTCTGTTCACCGTTTTTTCTATCTAATAGCTCCATTAAAGAGTCATATCTTCCTTGCTCAAAGCTAACGCGGTCCAATGATTGTTTAATTGGGCTAATGCTAAAGAAGTGCATTTTCTCTCTAAAAGAGGTCATAATCTGAAATTGGTAACCGGAATCGCCTTCATCATGATATACGTCAAAGCTATATCCAGACACTTCCAACAACGTGACAGCTTGTCCTGCGTTATATGGATCATCTGTATACCAATGAATTGGAAAAGGCCTATCAACTTGTTCATTTAGAGCTTCCTTTAATGAGTTACGACAACTTGATAATCGTCCTCCAAACGATAAACGTCTAGGTCCTTTTGCTTTAGGTAATAAAAGATCTTTATTGATTTTCACCATCATTTCCTCCTACTATTAGATATTAAAAAAGCGGGTAGCAGTTTTTACACCGCTATCCGCTTCTATGTATGGTTGCCCATTGGTTTGGGTAGTTCACCTTCATTGGATTCTGTTCTGCCACAGGTTCATACGGGCTCACTACCGGCAGACAACTCCGATAGCTCCGTATGGTTTACAAGACCTGAACACGGATCTATTACCGTTTAACTTTCACTCGACATGAGCTAATATTATATTTTTCCTTATAGCTGTAAGAAAATGCTCTTGGGCTACTCGTACCAACCTCGTTAGTTATATTCTGTTTGCCAGACTTCACAAGCTACGATCTTTTTGGCTTCCCACTTTGGTTCTCATGGTAACCAGCCATAATTTGCTGTGGGTTTAATATTACGATCGCCTAACGGGTTGTGCAATGAATTTCAATGTTGGTTTCTAGAACAAACAACCAATCGACTTTCTTTCATCGACTTCACTAGGTATTAATTAGCTCTTTTGCAAAATATATCCTATCGAACATATTCGGCTTATTGGTCTTACGTTCATTCTGTACAGGCGAAATGTCACTTTCTTATGCACTGCCTTCAACCATGATTAATTATATCAACTCTGTATTTTATTGCACGTTTAGACACGTCATTTTTCAAAAATTTTCGCAAGTTCTCTAAGGTTTTGAGAATAATTGTTAACCATTGCCTCGATTCCTTTTTGAATAACCGGATCGGAAAACACTTCTACAAGTAAGTTGTGCGTTTGTCGATGATTCATTCTCTCTTTGTACGCCTTAGTTAGTTCACGCTTAGCCTTACGCTTTTTCTTATTCATCCTGCATCCCCTCAGCTAATTTAATTATTATGACGAGAAAGATTCTTAACTACCCTTTGTAATGAATTAATCTGTTTTTGCAATTGAATAATTTCCGAGTGATTTGCAACTTGATATGAAGGCGTAATTAAATCCAATCGAGAGTTGATCAATGTTCCCCTTTTGTGGGCTTTAGTTAATCTTCGCTTTATGTAACGTTTTCGTTTATTCATAGAACAACTCCCTCCTATTTTGAATTGTAGATAGCATTGTCTCAGTTACTTGAAATTCGATATCGCCAAGTACTAAATGGTTACTTAATACTTCTGTGCTAAAACAGGTAACATTTAGTCTAACCTTATGACCAGTTTTATCGATTAAGTATACTCCAGGACGTGTTCCGTAATGTGATCCCTTCTGTTTTGGATAATGGGAATGTTTCCTTTTATTTTTCATTTACTTCGTCCCACAATTTATCCAAAATGCTCGTATCAATTTGAAAGTCAACTCCACGATAACTTGTTAATGGTTCTTTATACCATCCTTTTGATTCAGCCACTTTATCACGGCTTGGCACTTGTGTCTTTACGCTGTCAATCATTTGTAAAGCCTGCATCGCTACTTCGAATTCAACTGATGACATCGGGGATTGAATAGTGGAGATAACCTCTTCAACAGTCATTTGTTTTGCTAACGCTTCTTTTTGTGATTTTACCATTTCACTTAATTTATTTAATTCGCTGTAACTAGCCATTAAAATCCCTCCTGATTATCTGTTTTTTCAAATTTCTCCTTGAATTCTTTCGACGAATAAACTTTAGAGTTTCCATACTCATCTGTAACAATCCAATCATCACTTGTTACCCAACATTTTTCTGTACGATTGTTAACAGAATTTCTTTTAAATACATTGTCTATGTAATAATTTTTAGTTATTTCATATACTGGCACGTCTTGCATTACTTCATGTTTTCTCCCAAACAGTCCCTTTTTGGCTTCAGAAAACACCTGTACAGGTCTTATAGCCTCATGAACCATTGGATATTTAATAAGACCGTATTTATTTACAAAGTCTTGATCAAATTGAACGGCATTATATTTTCGAACTTTCTCTTTTACGATATCCATTAATTGACCTCAACTTTCTTAAAGCGTTCAAGGAATTTTTTGTTAGTAACCACTTGACACTCTCCCTTTGAGTTAGTTAATATCCAATCTCCATCAGTTACTAAACGGTCGTCGCATGTATAGTAAGCATATCTTTCAGGAAAGATATTAGTCGTTTCAATAATTTCTTCGTTTTCGGCTACCATCGGATATAAGGCTAGTGACTTTTTAGCTATTTCTTCACGAAACTGAATTGCTCCAAAATATCTTACATTTTCTTCTTTATCTTGAACAATCATATTCTCACCTATTTCACTCCATCGTTATAACCGTGAACATACCCTTTATAGTAAGATTTTGATACCTTTCCTTGTGGCTTTGAATGCTTGTGTGATTTTGCCCTCTTATCAACAGCACCATTCTTGTATCCATCGTTGTAGCCCTTAGTATATTGGTCTCCGCGATGTCCACCAGGATGTGTTACACCATACATCCACGTTGAAAACGTGTGGTGAGTAGTGTTGGATGTTTCTGAATGATTATCGTTAGTTGTGGTTGTTGTATGTTCACCTTCAGTAGTTGTATGGGTTGCTGTCGTGTGAGTAGCCTCTGCATGTGCAGCTGGGTGTGCTGCCGGATGAGCAGTAGCATGAGCAACTCCATGTGCCGCAATCGCATTTACTGGTTCAGCTTGGTTATATCCCACATAAAATCCTACTAACAACGTTCCAAGAATTAATAATGTTTTCTTCATCAATGATCACCTTTAATCTAGTTGCTTAATTGCTTCGTCAACCATTTCAGCAATTAACATTGTTTTTTCTTCACTCAATTCTTCATTTACAATAATCGGCATGTCTATTGCTTCATCTTCCCAGCAAAGTTTAATTTCAGGATTGATAAGAAGTAAAACTTTGACTCCATAGCCGAGTTTGTATAATGAAACCACTACTTCTACAAGCGCCCGATAATTAACATCCCCATTATTATTCATATAAAAGTAAGTATTCTTTTTACCCATTCGAGCAGCTTCTTCAACAGCCTTATCAGCATTTTTAATAGCTTGATTTACCATCTTTTTCGTATTAGATAACGCTCTTGCTTCATCTGCTGTCGTCATAAGGTCTAACGCACCATTCATTGTCATCATCTCAAACTTTCATTTGTAAAATCTTCAACATTTCCCACACTTTGTCCTTTAACTACGCTTGCCTTAAATTTCAGCTTATCTCCTGGACGAATTAAGTTAGCTTTTGCGTAATCATTAGTGTTAACCGTATAAACAGTGTTGCTTCCTTGCAGTGTAAACATAACTTTATTTTTATCTGATACTACAACCGAACGATCGACAGTACCTTGGATGTTCTTTTGCTTAGTGCCTGGCGTATTTCTAGCTGTTGCACCATTATTAACTAAGGCTTGACGAAATGCGTCTAATGCACTGGTAGGATTATTTCCACTGCCATAAATGGATTGGTCTTGTGCATCAAGGTAATAGTAACCACGAATTGCATGCGAACTATCTAGAATAGTCATTACCCATGTTGGTCGTCCGTTAACGTTATAAAGAACTGGCATCTTTGCCTTCCATTGTTGTGCTTTATAGTTCTGGTTAGCATTTTCCTTTGCACCAGTACTATCCATGATTCCATTTGCAGAATAGAAGGTTAATTTACCCGTTCGAGCATTAATCATTGAATACCCCATTGCCGAGTCCGCTTTGCTATTTGGGTTAGTAAAATCAGTAAAGTAACTAATTGAACCATCACGATTAAAGATTGAGGTTACTCCATCTTCCGGTCCGTTATTAGTTGGTTTAATAACATCTGTACGACTAAAGTTCCAGAAACCATGCTTATATTTACCAAAGACTTTGTTCATTTGGGCTGCCGAGTCACTTGTGATCCCTTCATCAATAAACTTAGGCAAGTTCTTTATTGAATAAGTCTTTTGTGAACCAGTCTGTGCATTCATCACCACTACATGTAATTGTTGATAATTAACTCGGTGGCTGAATGTTTCTGACTTGTAGACTGTTTGTACCCAATAAGGCGTGCCATCATCATCAATTTCAAGCTGCGGTTTGCTCATCGTAAGCCACTCAGGGTTATTGCGATAAATTTGGCGATCTACATCATGGTTAAAGTAAGCGCTTGTTGCATACTTATAAGGCTTTTTAATGAATTTTGGTTCAGCATTTTGATTAGTTGCATCCACTATGAAATATCCAGGGATTTCTTGTGCTCTGCGCATTGCGAAGAATCCGTCATATTTCAATGGAATAATATAAACAGGTTTGCCCTTATAGTATTGAGCTTGAACTGTATCTGGAGTATCGAAGTACTGACTGTTTGGAATATCTGACATAGACTTCCGTACACGATTAAGCACTGTATTAGGTGCTAAAGCGACAGGGGTTTCATTACGCTTGAATGTCGGTGCTTCACTAGACTTACTATATTGTTTTGAGATTGATTGCCATGTTGGTTTAACTGACAGCTTAGAATGAACCTCACCGATGCACCCAATAATAAAGGCTCCTGCACAGACGGATATGCACCCTAACAAAAGCTTCGACCCTTTCTTATCACCGTTTGAGAAGTCATCCCAAGCTGATAGAGCAATTAATTCATAAATAATTCCCCAGAAACCATTACTAATTAAGATGCTCAAAAGATTACGTGACGGTAGGCTAATATAAACCCGTAAAAAGGTCACGCCTGCAAATAGCAGTAATAACAATCCGTTTAATATAAGCCAACTGTTATTTTTTCGTCCATAAATGATATTTACTAAAAACAAAATCATTGGTGCAATCATATACACCAGCATCATTGTTCCCATTACTTATCCTCCTCTGGTTCTTTCAACAAATCGATAAATGTTGAAGCAGTTACTTTACTTGGACTTAAATTAATAATTTCAGGCGTCGTTACACTAACCTTGGTATATAGCTGTTTGTTCGCACCAGTAAATGTACCTTCAACCTTTGCGGACTTAACAATGTCTTCTTTTACCATTTCCAAATCGCTTTGGCTTGAAATGATCTTTCCACCTAAAAGCTTAATCAGATCATTCACCGTAAATTGTCGTTCTACTTGATTCTTTAAGATTTCAAGTAGTAGTTTTGTGGAATTATCAACTCCAGGTACTTGTTGATTCCCATAACTATCACCAGTGAATGCAATCTTAAAACCATTTTTAGTTGGAATTACTAGCATTAGTGTCTTTGATTTATCGTCATTTGATACTTTGCTATGGAATAGGACAGATTTTTCACCAATCTGGGTTGCTATTCCTTGTTTTGCGTCTGTATCAACATTCGCACCGGTCACAAATACATCAAATTTAACTTCGGACGAACTGTAATAATCATTAACAGTTACAACAAGTGGATCTTTAATTGTGTTTGCAGAAACTTTATAAAATTCTGCTGCATGACCATATTGATTTAAGTGCGTCATATCTCCAGAGTAAATTACTTCTCCCTGATAACTGCCATTCCATCCATAATGATGACCACCCAGTGACATCATGTGTAAATCAACGTCAGCTTGAGGTTCGTCCCATGAAATTCCTAGTGATACATTTTTACCTTCAAAATCATAGGTCGTCATGTATGGCAACCCGCCAATAAAGTTCTTCGCAGTTGTTGGTACGGCATACTCAACACCTTCTGGAATATAAAACACTTTATTACGCCAATTACCATATCGATGTTTTAATACATCCAAAATCATGTCGTGTAATTTTTCGCTACGCAAGGCTCGCTTTAGCTCATTTACACTATCTTTGTTATTCATAACTTTTAGATAGCTTTTTCCGTTACGAATTTTGAAGTAGCGGGCTTTTTGTGTTCCATCCATACGCAGTAATGCATTATCTAATTTAATGAGCTTATAAATGGGAGCCTTAAACATTGCGCGTTCAATATCACTAAACTCCACATCATAATCCATTACGTGTTCTAACGGCGATTGCTTACGAGGTTCGTACATTCTCTTTGATAAGTGAAAAGCTCGATTAATTAAGGCCTTATCCTCAAAATGTTTCCGTAACACTAAATAGAGTTTGCGATAACGAGTAATATGTTTAGCAACTTCTTCTATTCCAAAGTTCTTAACATATCGTTCAAATGTTTTTTCCAATACCATATAATTCTGGTCACTACTCCAAGAATTGCTTAGATGACCTAGATGATTAATCATGTCACGAGATTTAATTAGCAACGTACTATCAGTTGCAAGGTAAATTAGATAACGAGTAAATTCATCAAAATTCTTTGGTAAGAGCATTAATTCTTCACACACATGACACATATATTCACGATTCTTGATTTGGTCCACATAATCAATTGTTAAATGATAGCCATCGATAATTTCAGAAATTAAGACTTGATCTTCGTTACTTAATGCAATTCCGCTAGTTAGCATATTCTTAACTTTCTTTGCTAATTCTGCTTCCGTAATTGCATCAATATAAACAAGTTCATCATTAATATCGATGTGCAAACCATTTAGAAATTCTGGCTCATAGATTTCAATATCATCACGATCAATTCCACGTCCATACGTACTCATATAATGGGCTAATTGTTCAAACCGCAATTGTAATTCACTACGACCTTCGACATCAGAAAATCGTTTATAGAAGGTTGAATTTACTTTCTCTGCATCAACTCCGTATTCCCATACTGCTGATTTCACAACAGTCTTTTGTTGTTCTTGAGTACGACCATCTAATACATGTGGATTAATAAAGACACCTTTCTTTAACGCATCCAATAATAAACTGGGTTCTGTTGCTCGCAGATTGCTAAACTTATCTCCTACAACTGCTTTGAATAATTTAATAGTTGCTTCTTCTTTTCTCATATTCGGTCTCCTTTCAGAAAATAAAAAGGCGACCTTAAATAAAGTCACCTTAGTTTATATATGACAACGCGAAACGTAAACATGTCTTATATTTGCTGTATAAATTAATAGGAACGTTTTTCTGCGTTATGTTTATAGATACGGACGGTAATTCACAAAAGATTTGAAGTCTTGTTTCAAACAGGAACCGTCTTCTGTATCAATTATTGAATACGAACAGTAAATAAGGATTTAGTTTAACAGACTAAGCTATAGGAACTGTTTTCTGTATTCAGAATACATATTCTCGGAATCGAACTGAGGTTTTCACACGGGGGATGGTGACGACTTGCCAATTAGTCTAAATATGTACCTAAATTAGGGATGTACAAAGCTCATTTGGGATTAACTCCCAATTGCGGTGTAAGGAATCGAACCTTAACAAAACTGCTTATGAGACAGTCTAGCTTCCAAAGCTCTCACCGCCATAAAAACTAGCGAATTTGCTAGTTACATTACATCAACGTTTAGCTTCTTTCCTAATTCAACTAGAAAACTATTACGCAATTCGTACGCTTTCGTAGTGCTAACTGGGATAATTTGTCGATCACATAAATCAACCATCCGTAACCCGACATTGCCTTTGAAGTAAGTTTCTTGAATAATCTTTTCAGTAACCACACCGGATTCATCTAAGCATTCATCAATTGCTTGACGTTCCTTCTTTAATTGTTGAAGCCACCGATCATCATTAATAGTTATTACTTCTCGACCAACTGGATCACTCAGTTTATTCAGAGCTCGACCACCGCCAACATTATCGTCTTGTTCAGGCGTAGGATATTTCAATTCATCTTCTCGTTGCTTAATGTAACTGGGAAGTTTGGGATAATCACGCAGTATGTCTTCTAGCATATGTTGTACTGATTTACGCACAACTTCACCTCGAAGATCTCTTATATAGTAGTCAATTTCATGACCAATTTTGGTGTCCGGACTTGAACCAGAATTGACGCTCACCACTTGAGCAACACCAAACCAAAGTTTTTATATTGGGAGTGCCACTAAATAGCAGCAATGTTAAGAGCTGGAATCGAACCAGCTTCATGCATATGTGTTGTGGTTGCAAGACACATAAGCTCTCACCAGAGAACGTTAACAATAGTAGCTGACCCGTAAATGTAAACTACTATAACTGATGCTGGAGATTCATCAGTAATTACGGGGACTGGACTCGAACCAGTGAATCACGGTACCAAAAACCGTTGCCTTACCAACTTGGCTACTCCGTAATAACATCGTAAGCTAAGCGAGGCCTCTTTGATCTCCTATACTTAACTCTTGATGTGCCTATCGTCATAGGCTCCTCTATTAGAGATTATTAGCTAACATACCAGCATCTGTGGTAGTGATGATTTTTCCCAGGAGGTCTATGCTGATTGATGGAATCGAACCACCGCAACCTACCGCTTCAAGGTAGTGCTCTACCTTCTGGGCTAAATCAACAAAATAACTACCCAGAAAACGCACGACAGTAGTTAGACAAGTTACTTAATCTTCATTGTATGCTAAGTTACAATTTCCTTAAGAAGAGCTTGTGTCTTCATTTTATAACCCGAGGCTTAGCTCCCTCTTTTTAAGGCTTTCGCGGTGAATTTTTTGCTAGGCTTATATTTAGATAGAGTCCTTTAGGTTTCCCCTTATCTCTACGTTTATTCAAGCGGCCTCTTTGACCAGGACATGTACTTTATCCTCTTCGGCGGTTTAGTGCTTCCGTCAAGCCTAGTAACATTCTCGGACAGGATTCGAACCTATCATACGCAGTTGCTAACGGAGCAAGCGGTGACTAATACTCCGACCTTCCATAGGCAACGAGAATACAGAGTTGAATTTTATTTCGGCATTACGCCTATAACTACGGCTGGAGTCGAACCAGCGAACCGACTTGCAAAACGGAAAAGACAATTCAAACAAACGATTTCAGTCGGATATCCAACATCGTAGTTACCAATAATCGAATTGAATACAATTATTAAGATACTCTTTTTAAAAATTAAGGCAATTTTAGACACGCGATTTGCAAAATTTTTTCTAAAAAGACCATTAGTCCCCTAAAACACATAATATGTATTCCAATAACTAATACTAGAAACAATGCAATTACCACCATCATAATTAGCCAAGATGTAAATGCCATCACTGTACTTTTCATTGATGTCGCCTCTGTTTTAGGAATTCCACTTTCTTTGAGGACAAGCTCCCTAGGTCTACTAATTTTTCTTCAATAGTATCCAAAACAATATTTCTATCTTGAATCGACTCAATGAAATCATACTTTGTTCCATCAATGACTAACAATGGACTTGCATCATATTCTTTTTCCCACTTCTCATAGTGTTCGATTAAATCATGATAGTACTGTACTAAACTAGGATCATAATCTATTTGTTCAAACGCCCTACCACGTTTTTCAATCCTAGAAACCATCGTGTCATAGTCAACCTTTATTAGCACCATCAAATCTGGTGCTTTTTTATAAGGAGAAAAGTTAGGATATTCTTCCATCATGGTGTTCAGTAAATCCTTATATACTTTCCACTCTTCCTCTGTTGCGTGTCCCTGCTCAACATTCATCCTCATAAAAATTTCGTCTTCATAGATTGAGCGATCCAGGATATTATTATCCTCTTGTACGGCTTGTTTAAGCATATCGAAGCGTTTACTTACATAATAAATTTGTAATTCAAAGGCATACGGATTTGTTTCCCATTTGCCTTCTTCAACCATTTTATTTCCGTGATAAAACATAGGTAAAATCGGGTTGTTTTGTACTGGTTCATAGAACGCCTTTGTCCCTAATTCTTGCGATAGAATTTCGGTTATTGAACTCTTACCACTACCTATCACGCCACTAATTGTAATAATTATAATCAACCCCTACTTTCATTATTGTCTAAACGTACATATTTATTCGCGCCATGTTCATCAAGAGTTAAATGCCATTTCTGACGTTTAATCTCTTTTCTAATTTGCCACGCTCGTGATAATGCATCGTCTTTTAAATCGGCTAATTCTAGCACCTGTTCGAAAGCAATTCGCCGTTGCTCATAGTTATCGTTGTAGTGATTGCAATCATTAATAAATGCGTTCTCGGCGATACAGACATCACGATACATATTCAGAATTTTCTCAATGGCAACGCTGTTAATTTTTGGCTGTTTCTCATCCATAATTTATTCTCGCTTTCTTGGGGTTTAAGTTTTCAACACTCCACTCCCAATTGTGGCGAGTAATTAATCTAACAGCTTGAATAGGAACATTTTTACTCCGAGCCCATTCACACATAGCAATTTCTATTTCATGTGTCATCCCATTTTCTTTTTGATCATAATACATTTCTAAAAAATGCATTGCCGATTCAATCCAAGGAAGGTTTCTTCCAGCGATAAAATCGTTAAGTGTATTAAGTGCATCGCTTCGTTCTAATGCAATACGATAGATTATCTTTAAGTTTTGACTATTAGGAATTTCAATCATTCCTAGAATTTCTTTATCCTTAGCAGTGAGCCGATTTTCTTCACGTCTTACTGCTAGTTCATACATTTGGCGAGCAACTTCTAACTCCAACTTGACACCCCACATTCGTTACCCGTTGTTTGTAACCTTATATTTCTAAATCACCAAAAGAAACATTAGTAATTGTTCGTTCGTCTAATGTCAATCCAATTGCCGAAGCTTTTTGCAAATCAACAGTTTGATTGAGTTTATTAATGCCAACAATATAGTAATTGTGTTTGTGATAAATCACTGGTGTTTCATTCTGACAATATTTAATTACTTCCTGTTCTTGCATTACATCAATTCACTTTCTTAATCACTGAACCAAAAAGAGAGCGCAAATAACGTAATAGTACCAGCAACTACTTCCGAACTTGCTTTAAAGGCTATTTCAGCAATTAAAACAGCAGTTATGCATAATTGGGGAATGTAATCACTTATATATTTCATTTGTTTGCTTCCTCATCATAGATTCTGAGTTGTGCCATCATTGAACCAACTAGTGCAGCAAACCCATCTCGGGTATATTCAAGATTAACTTGGGTTTCCTTCTCTCCAACTCCATCATCAGTTAAATACTGCTTAAACTTTTTTGCAGTAATGATAAATTTACCAGTTTTAGGACTACAGCTAATTGATCCACCTTCACCTTTCTTCACATTAAACAATGCTTCATTTTCAATTTTCATTAATCTATCCCCTTGTTTTGATCCTCTTCTGCAATCTCGTTCAATCGTTCGAAATTATCACCTACATCGTGTATGGCAACATTTAGAGCTCTCACAGCTTGAAATGCTTTTTCTGTTTTCGTCTTATACAAGTCTGCACTTACAGACAAGTCACAAATCATACTATACATATCAGCTAACTGCGTATCTGCAAAAGTTCTAACATTGTTTTCGTGTTGCTTAATTTGCGCCATTGCTTGTTGTAATCCAAGCGTCCATAGCCTTGCACGATCACTAATCCGGCGACCATCGGGAATACCTTCCCACCAATCGGAATCAAAATCAGTTAGTTTATCGCGTAAATCAGAATCAAGGTTATACTCGCCAGTAAATTCGTCAAAACATTCAATTAAATCTTGTTTCATTTCTTGACGATCTTCTAAGCTCAGCGAATATTCTTCTTCGTCGTTCAATCCTAAATAATCGCTTAATTCTTTTTCTAAAGCATCTGAGTCATATTCGTACTTATCATCAGACGTTTCCATCTTACCGACAAAGTAACTTAAACTCTTGCTGTAATCGACAATATTATCAAGAGTATTTCCTGTTGTATTCCAACTAAGTACAGCACTACCTAAATCTCCTGAAATGCTTAGAGTAGAAGTCATTCGATTAAAAACGTAATCAATACGATCTTTTAATTCATAATCTTTACTCTTCCAGATTAGGAATTCATACGGTCCATAGTGATGATAAAAGGCAATATGATTTTTAAAAATATCTTTGTTCATTACTTCCATCCCTTAATCTCTTTGATTGCTTCATACAATGGTTTATCCAACCCATCTAAGCTACAGTAGGCATTTATTACTTCTTGCTTATGTGGGTACACTACAATGTCATTTTCTTCGTCTCCGCTTGTCCAAGTTGCTAATATTGCGATTGGATAACCGATTGATCCAACACCCTTGCCAAAAGTAACGAAGAAGTCATAGAGTACTTGTTCGTCATTATTTAGTTTCATCTTTGTTACCTCGATGTATAAAGAAAATCAATATTATAGCAAGCGCTATTAGCGGAATTAATCCTAAGCACCATTGAAAAAATACTGGTGAAGAAAACCAAACAATTGCATACCATGATCCCCAAACCATTCCGCCTAGCATAGCAAATGTTGTAACTGCAAATGCATTAACTAATTTATCCATAAATTTCATTGTTCTTCCTCCTCGTTCAGTAAATATCGACCACACATTGGGCAGTATTCGACATAAGCCTGCACTTCGTATTCTTTATGGTCAGGTAAGACCAACGTATATTCAAGGCTGTTATCCTTCAGGGCTAGGATATCTCGACGCGTCCCATAAATAAGTCTATCTTGCATGCGCTTCATGCCATGACAGTACGGACAATCCTTTTGTTTTTCAGCTAGCTTCATTAGCTTTTCCTTTCTACTCCCATATATTCAGGGCCAAACATGGCATAAGTCATTTGTCTAGCGCTTTTATTGGTTTCTCGACAGCTTTTTCTCCAACGTGGTTTATGCCTGTAGCCAAATTTATGTGCTAAATGCCTTGCTACATGATACGTATGTTGTCGTGACGCTACCTCATGATGTACTTTTCGTTGTTTACTCATTTTCTCTCCTCCATGTTTCCACACGTGACTTTACTACATAATCAGGCGTATCTATTTTCTCGTGTTTCACAATTTTTTCGTGGTAAGGGCAAAAATCAATTAAGCCGTGATTTTTAGCACACTCATCACACAAAGCACAATCACAAGTTATTTGCCGTTGTGCTGACAAAAAATCTTGAAAACTCGTTCTTCCACAAATAAATGTTGATGACTCGGGATATTGAATTACATAATCGCACCATTTAGTAGCAAAGCGTTTATGGCACACACCGCATTTTTGCTTTGAAAAATCTTCTTTAATTATTTCTGCCATTTTTAATAAAGACGCTCCATTTCGTCTTGCTCTTCATATCGCCTAATATTGGTTGCTGGCCAAACGCTTCGAATACTTTTTTAATCGGTATCTGATCTTCGTTCCATTTGAATAACATTATTCCAGTTAGTTTAAGCACGCGCATTATTTCTTGAAAGGCACAATGAAAATCATGTGGCCAAGTCATTAAATCAATGGTTCCGTACTTCTTAGCAAGCCATGATGTCTTACCCGCACGGACCAAATGTGGCGGATCAAATACAACTAAATCGAAAGTTTCATCAGCGAATGGAATGCTCTTCCAATCAGCCTGCACATCTGGATCAATTTCAATCTTTCGTTCATTCCCACGATCCATTGCTGTATAGACGGATTTACGGATATCCATATAAGTGGTATGCGGTTCTTGCTTGTCGTACCAGAACATACGAGAGCCACAGCACACATCAAGAATTTTCATAGCATAAACCAGCTTTCCATATCGTAGATAAAGCTTTCCATCTTTCGTTTGTTAAATTGATATAGCAAAGTTGTTTCATCGCTGGGACTTTGAAACACAAGAGCTTCTTTACTAACTTCTAAATATCCGTTGTTATCAGTATTTTTATCATAAAATTCCCAATAATCTGCCCCAAAAGAATTAGCTTCTTTGGGAGTAAACGTCTTCCAGACTTTTTCTGCTTGTTTCTTTAAGAATTTAAGTAAATCAATGTTATCTAAATAGAACCGATAATCTAGAAGATCTTTTCTTTCTGTGTGGATTTGAATATTAGACCTATTCACCCGCACAATTAATTTTCTACCGTGTTCGTCTTCAAAAACTCTCTCTTCCATTAATCTTTCTCTCCTCTGCTGCCATCATCAACTGCATTAATTGAACTGCCGGATCTACTCCCTGTTCCTTACATAACACGGTAATCGATTGATACAGAACTCCCATAATCTCTTTGGGTTCAAACCCTAGCGCATAAAAGCCAGCTAAGCATTTATCTTTGTTAACTTTTAGAACGATGGTTTCACCATACTTATTCATTTTCCCCCTCCTAATCTGCTGCATATCCCATAGCAATCATTATTGCTATAATTCGTAACCAGTCCTTAGTAGTTGGAATGACGAACCACTTTGGGTGAAATCCCATTAAAAGAAAAGCAACGAAGCATACCCAACTCATAAGCTTTTTATTCATCGCTTCCACCTCTTAGGCTTTCTAATTTTGAATAGTGTGTTATTGTTCCTCGACCCTTTGGATTATCAAGAACAACTCCTACCCATGTGTAATCACCATCAAAAAAGATCTTCAAACATGGTTTCATTTAATGTCCTCCACAAGTTCCTTCATCGCGTCAATTGCAGCTTTAGGAAAGAAATCCGAAAGACTATCTAGGTCCTCTTGCGTAAATTCCATAGCATTAGCTGTTTCATTAGCAAACCCAAAATGGAACTCAACATTATTAGTGCTTATATTCATTGCATCAACATATTGCTTAACAGGCACTGGTCCCTCAGCACATCGCATTGCAAATAAAACATACTTCTTCTCTGGAAAGCGCTCCTTAGCAGGCGTCTTCTCAAGCTCAGCAATCAAATTAAGTAAGTCTCGTACATTAAACACAGGCATATCGTCGAGCTTGTCCCATTGTTTGTCGACAATTACTTTCTTCCGAGCAGGGGCAAGTCGGAAACACCATCCGTTAACGTTATCTTCTTGCCAATATTTCTGGGAATAAACTTTTATCATTCCACTTCTGGCATCGGTAGTTGTATAAGCGAGTTGCCTTAATGTAGCTTTGAATTCATCAATTTTCATCAGTTGTTTCCCCCAGCAATTCTTTTACTGTCGTGTTGCATAAGTTAGCAATTACCTCTAACCTTTTCTTACTTGGCATCGAGACTCCCCTTTCCCAGTTACTAACTGTCCCTGTTGAACACGTGGTCGTACCTAAAATTTCATTCACTTTATTAGCAACCTCATCTTGCGTTAGATTCATGTTCATTCTTAACTTTAGAATCCTCTTGCCGATACGTTCTTTTTGACGAGAATGTCGTAGTTTCAAACTATCAAAGGACATCTCTTTTCGCTTACCTATCAACCCTTCATACTTACTTTTAAGCTTAGGATTAGCTTCGATTGTTCTTTGAAGCTTTGACGTAGAGCAATTAAGTTTTTCTGCTATTTGTTTTAGAGTAAGTTCTGTATTTAGCAGTTCGATTAACTCTTGATGATTTATTTTTGCTCTTCGTCTATCTTTTACTAATTCTCGAAATTCTAAAATTGCTTGGTAGTCTTCGTGATCGCTTTGGACTAAATCATCTAAATTGAAATCATAGTCATTCAATCGTTTACCATACTTATCTTCTAAATTCCGTAAGTGAGTTAGAAAGTCATTTTTAGTAAGGTAATCAGTCATAGTTACTCCCGACCACTTGTTCAAGTTGTTCTGGATCAACGTACCGACTTACAAACTCACCAAATTTTTCTCGTTCGTCTTCGCTAATCATTACTCGGCTGTGATCATAATCAACACTAACTACTGAGCACAAAGTATCTTGATAAAGAACTAAAGTATTATTCTTTAGTGCCTGTTCCGCCTCTTCCATCTTCATTTTGTTCTAACCTTTCTACTTTAATTTCAATACGTGGTCGATCACTGTAGTACTTTTCAGCAACTATCTTTACAATCTGGTTGTCATCTTCCCATAGCAGGCCGTTTAAGCCATCTAAAGTAGATTTAATGTAATTATCCGTGTCCGGCTTTACAATCGGTCTGTGTATTCCTGAGAGACGTAATTTTCGTTCTTTTTTCGATGTGCTTGATTGAATATGCCGATAGAATTTAAGACTAACAATTAATGGACCATCTAATGGCTTATCCTTGTACTGAAATTTACACATCATCCCCAACTGTTTCTTGTAGGTTGATACCTTTTGAGGATCATACAAACGTATTCCTTTACGCGTTTTAGTTGCCCTAGGCCGTGCTTGTTCGACAGGCTCAATTTCAAAAGTAAGTTTCACTAATCTACCCTCCGCTCAAATATGTCTTGATCGATAACCCAGTGCTCGCCATCCACGCCAGTAGCGATATAGTCACCTTTCTTTAGGTTCATTCCGCCCTCTTTTGTCTTCAAAACACAAGGACACCCAGTATATACACAACCGTCCTGAAGCGTTCCAAGAGCAATAATTGGATACCTCTTTACTTGTTCTTTTGAACCATCAAACTGTTCAGCTTTAATGGTCGCTGTCTTTCTGTATTTGTGTAGCATTAGTTGTCCACCTCAAAGCATTTATTTTCTTGTTTGTTGTAAACATCTAAGTAGAGTTGTTTCTTATCGCCGTTGTAAGTTGCTTCGTAGTAATGCTGGTCATCCATATCTGAGATACCTAAAAGCGCTTTATGATTTTGTAGAACTTTTGAATACCATGCTACAAAAACGTTATCTAGCGTAATTCGGTCATCGTAAGGCTCCATAAAATGTTCCGTATGGTATTCCAATACTTTCTGCTTTGCTAATTCAATAAATTCTTTGTTGATCATTAGTTGTTCTCCTTTCATAAAGCTCGACCACAAAACGGGCAATAGTTAATTGCTATTTCATCATTAACCCCTTGCAAGTCTCCAGAATCATCCGGATATTTGATGATTAGATATGGCTGAATGCTTTTTTGATTGTCGCACTCAATTTCTAGTGCTGTCCTTAGCCCTGTAATAACGTTGGTGTATGGATGCCGACAATATTGACAAGTCTTAAATAACTTATCTCCTTCATCTGCCACAATATCTGTTAATTGACTCATTAGATATCGTGGCGATACTCCAAACACTCTAGCTATTTTCTTTTGATATGATTCATTAGGTCTTTTGACACCCTTTTCCCAAGCAATAAGCGTAGAGACGCTTGTTCCAATGCACTCTGCTAGTTTGATAAGGGTTATATGGTGCTTAGTTCGTAATTCTTTAATCCTATTCGATTCCAACTTCATTCTTCCTCCTCTTTCAGAGAACGACCGCATTTAGGACAATATTCAATCTCAACAATGTGAGTTTGACCATTGGTTATCGTAATTAGTTTAGGTGTTGTGAAAGCATCTTCACTAACTTGATAAAGAACTCCATCTTCTCCAATAAAGGTCATCTTAGGTTTCTGACAGTACGGGCAATTCTTTTGCTTCTCGGTTAGTTTCATCTATCTTCTTCACGCTTTCTCAAAATTAAGCTTTATTACTTTTGGATTTGCCAACAATTCGTATGATTCATGAAGCTTAGCTCGCTTGTATTCTTTTACCAATCTAATGCACTCACGTTTGCTAATTGGTTGAACTGGTTCAGCCACCCACGACACCATCAAATCTGTAAAAGCCCACTCTAATGAAGCGAGACCTACAAGGCGAGCATATTTATTGGTTGTCCCACCAACACATACAAAGTCACCAGGCCTAATATTCTCATACGACATATTTTTCACTATTTTTGGCTTGGAAATAGTGGTATTAAGTTCAAAACACGAATCATCTTCAACTGGACTTTGACATAACAGCTTTGTTTCAAAACATCCGTTGTTGAGTACATTAGTTTTGCCAATTGCAACGACTACATATAGTTCGCCTTCAAATTCTATGACATCATTAATTTTTCTTGGCTTGTACTGAGTCTTTCTTTCATCAAGAGCAATCATTTATGAATCACCGTATCGTTATATGTGGTATCAATAACGTTTCCGATCTTATTGGAAAGTTCATTCAACATAGTTCTTTGACTTTGCTTGTATTCCGCCATAATCGCAGCAACCTTAATTTCTACCGGATAATCATCTTTAAGGATCTTCACAATTGCTTGTTCAAACTTATTACTCATTTTTTATAAACACGCTCCATTTTTACTTTCCAGTTAATCTAATCATGCGTTATGTTCCTCTAACTTTGATTTCATCTGATCAATTAAGTCATCATCAACTTTCCGATCTTCATAGTCACGCCAGACTTCATTAGCCTTGTAATAGAAGCCACGATGATCTGGTACTCCTCTGCGTGATGTAGCAAACGCAAGAAATACTTTGTTCCCACATTTAGGACACTTCATAAAGCGATTCCCATATAATGTAGTTGTTTCTTCGTTATTGCCACACCAAGGACACATCAGATCAACTTTGACAGGTTGATGATATTCAGGCATACGATCATAATCGTCTCGATTATCATCAAAGCTATTTGCAACAGTAGAATGGCTATTTTTTTCTGTATTATTTTCGGTGATTTCTAGTTCATCCCCAGTTACAATTTCATACGCCTTTACTAGGGTCTTAAATTCAATGTTTTTCTCTTTATCAAGAGTTGATAGTGATAAGCAAACACCATTACTTTCTAATTTAATTTCCACTACTTTTTCCTCCATTAGCTTTTTAGTTCCATTCTCAGATAATGCGATGCTATCGATTAACGCATCAACATCTACTTCGTCAAAGAATTGTTCAACGCTTTTCTGTGTAATATCGACATCCTCAATGAACATCATTCACCTCTCATCAATAAATGTTGTTCTCTTTTATAGCAACTAGTTTTGCCATATCAGTCCATTCCACATTAATGCTCTGCATTTTTCCGAGATAAGGACGAGTAACAATTATCCTGTCACTAGAGAGACCTTGATTAATTATTTCTCGGGTTGATTCTCTTACTGTTAACTCAAAACCGTTGCGAAATATAATCCGTGTTCCTGTTAAATGCTCTCTTTTCACTAGTTGCTCACCTTCTTTCGATTTGCAATCCGAGCCTTTAATTTAGCAATATCCTCGGGGGATGCTTTCTTGTTTAACTCTTTTTGATCTTTTTTACTCCACTCAGGCATTTTTTCTCGAATAGGTGGACGCTTACGATAGTTAGAAGATCCTTGTCGTTTTTTCTTTGCTCGTTCTTGTTTGTATTGCTCAGAAAGTTTTTCCGCCTGCTCAACAGTTTTTACATGATTTGTTTCTAAATTCTTCATAACTGTCAGTAAGTATTGCCAATTGGGGTGAGACGCATTCTCATTTGTTTTATGAATTGCCCAACACACAACTGAATTTCCCAATTTCTGAATATAGTCAACAAAGATAGGCATGTTTAATCCTGAATTAACATTGATATTCGCTTGGTTGGCTAATGTAAATGGATCTTCCTCAATCGACTTCTGCTGCTCAGCTGAGGATGTCACTTTATCATCATCATCTAATTCAGTATTTGGTATATCAGTATTAGGTTTAAAGTCAGTATTAGGTAGTCTGCCATTTTCGGAATTCCGCAAATCGGCATTCCGTTTACCGGCATTCCGGTTTTGGGAATATGGGTTGATAACTTGTGGTGTTTCATAAAGTAGATAGTCAATTCCCTTAAAATGCCCTTTGTTATCCCTTTTTCGTTTGCGTACCAGATAGCCTACAGATTCCATCTCTTGCAAAGCAGTGTTAATCGCTTTAACTCCGTCTTTGTCACTATGTTTAGCTAACTCATCTGGATAAAATTTCCAATCATCAGGCTTGGATAACATGTAAATTAGTAAGCCACGAGCTTTAAATGAAATTTGTTTATCTTCAATTATTTTGTTATTAATAATTGAAAATCGGTCTTTTCGCTTTTGCCTAATAATTGCCATTTCTAATCACCATATTTTCCTTTAACCCCCAGTTTCTTTAAGATTTCTGGTGGTAGCTTAAGTCCTTTAACATGTATGTGGTATTTTGCTTCAAACCTTTTATTATTAAGTCTTTCGATTTCTTGATGGTGAAATCGACACAACGGATAAAGTTCTCGTTTAGAATGGTCAATTTTGTTTCGATTATTTCCCATCCCAACTACTGACCCTTCGACATGGTGAAAGTCGGCCTTTTTGCCACAAATAACGCATTTGTCTTTCAATAAGCACTTGTAAATAAAGTAGCTTTCATTACGCGGCAACAGCTTATAGCCATTTCTAACAGGAACATCAAACTCAAAGATAAAATTGATAACGTCCTTAATAAGCTTGTTTGCGTCACTTACAGTATTCTCTGTATTATCAGCAAGACTAATCTCTTTATCAGATGTCATTTTTGAATATCTTTTATAGAAATATTCCTTTAATTTTTCTCTAGGCATCCCTGACCACTCATGAATATCATTAAGCAATGCAAAGAACAGAGTGCGTTGCTTAGGATGAACCTTGCGAGGGTCTGTAAATTCAAATTGAATAGGAACTCCATCGATCAAGCCATCATTCAAAATTGCGATATGTTCCAAATTAATATTTTTATCCGGAACAATTACCCACATGTTATTGCGATAGTAAGCTTTTCCACTTTCCATTTAGAATGGCAATTCGTCATCGGCCAGATCAATACTTTGTCCACCATTGTCAAAATCATTATTCTGATTGCCATAATTTGATTGAGCATTCTGGTTTTGCCGAGGACTATTTGATGTTGCATTATTATTTGGTGTTTGTGAGGAATAATTGTTATTAGATTGTTGGTTATTTCCTTGACGCGGCTCTAATAGAGAAAAGTTGTCGACATTAATTTCAGTCACGTAAACTCGTTGACCTTGCTTATTCTCATAAGTCCGAGTCTGAATTCGACCATCGATACCAACAAGTGAGCCTTTATGGGTAAAATTGGCAAAGTTTTCAGCAGCTTTTCGCCAAATAACAAGATTGATGAAATCAGATTCACGTTCTCCCTGTTGGTTCTTAAATTGGCGATCAACGGCAATCGTAGCTTGTACAACAGCCGTTCCGCTTGTGGTGTACCGTAATTCTGGATCACGGGTTAGACGTCCCGTTAAAATTGCTCGATTTAACATTTACTTCTGTTTCTCCTTTGATTTATGAATATACTCTACAAACCATGTATTTAGATTGTCAGCATTGATTTTAAGCAAATTACATTCGTTTTGTAATTTGCTTAAGGCATGTACTTCCTTACCAAACGTTTCGCCAGCATTGGCTTGCGTTATCATGGCAACAATCGTGTCAACACGTGTCATCATCTGCATTAATAATTGTTGTTTCGTATTTTTAAGTGTCATGTGTTATACTCACCTTGTGTATTATTTTTATAGGAGCTTTTAACTATTTGCGGTAGTTTTAAGCTCTTTTTCTTTTTGCTTATCGACTTTTTCAAACTCAGCAGAAAGAAATTCAAATATTTCCTTTGCAATTGGTACTTGGTCTTCACTCATTTCATCAATACGGTGCAGATCAAGTATCTTTTTCATTGGTACATAAAACATTTGTTGAACAGAATTGTAAGACGTTTTTCGGCGCCATTTTGAACTCATATGATCGTGACAATAGCTGTCGATCCGTTTTCTTAGTTGCAACCAGCCAGTAGTGATCTTCGGCGTATTCCTTTTGTTTAGTGCTTCGTATACTTGACACTTAACTTGGTGTTCAATAATTCTGTTTAACTCTTCTTCTGAAACTTCCACTTATATCACCTCCCTTCATTGCAATAAGTTAGGAAATAATTCGCCTAGCAAGATAAGAATTAGTAAGACAGCTAAAGGAAGAACTCCAAATAGTGTCCAACCGCCAAGCCAGCAAACGAACATCAAGAAACATATTCCTGTGCATGCAAAAGCTCTCACTATTTACACCTCAAATCCATAATCGTCGCCATCACCACTGAACTCTAAAACCAATAGACTTCTTAAGAGACAATCCTTTGAGCAAAAAATATTATCTTTACCATCAGGATCATCAAAATAATTACGTTGCAGATAGTTGTCTCCTACAATGTAATAGGTATCATCTGGGTCAATATCTTTTCCGCACTCTGCACATTGTTTTAATTCTGGTTCTTCAAACATTTTTAAAACTCCTTTTTCTAATATTGTGTCGCCCACGATAACGTGGTTTTAGTATTTTGAGGCTATTACCAGCCAAAGTATCAATTAACGCCATTAAGCTGAGACACATTGCTATCACACAAATCGAAACAATAAATTCTGTCATCCTATGCCCCTCTTCGCAAATATCCAAATTTTTGTTGATGATATTTTGCTGCCTTGTCTTCTAAAAAGGCCACCCATTCATTTTCATGAATCCAGTAAGTCCGACCAGTAATCCTAATAATCGCCGTACTAAATTCATCATTGAGTTCACACTCAGCCACAAGATCGCTAAATTGACTTTTTTCTAGCCCGTATTTTTTCATTATTTCGTCTTTGGTTTTCACGTCATCACATTTCATTACTGATCCTCCTCATCAAGATTCGTAAACCGAATATGAGCACCTTGTGACTTTAAGAAGTCGATTAGTAAATCACTTCCCGTTTGCCGTTGGTGAAATTTGCCTAAGATGTTCATAATTCTTACTGCTGTAAGTTGTACATTGATATTCAAGTATTCCAATAAGAACTCAATCCCATTGGGAATCTTATTATTCCAACCTACGTTCTCCCCTATCCAATCTGTGACAGTGTAATAATCTTTACTTCCCCAAGTATGTCCTTTGTATTCTTTTGTGATTGGAAATACTTGAGCAAATTGGAGAGGTGTTAATTGCTTAAGTGTTTCGTCTAACATTGAAACCCATGCTTTTTGCATTTCCCAGTTACATTCTTCAATCACAGGCGTCCAATAATGAATTAAAATAAAAGCTAGTTGTTGTGGGGTTCTTTTCTCGTTCATATTCAATCAGTCCTCAGGTTTAGTTAATGGCAATTTATGAACCTTTTCCCACTTATTAAGGGTGACTAATTGTGATTCAGTAATTCGCTTAGCATTTTGCGGAAGACTGTAGTAATTAAGCTGATTAGCATAACCGAGTGCTTCTTCAAAGTCGCTATGAAGGATTGCCGTATATTTAATTGCTCCAAAATGGTGCTTAGTCAACGAATAAAACGCACGAACAATATGCCCATATTTCTTAGAGAAAAATTCTTTACCACCGTATTCTGGGTTATTGAACTTATGCTTTAACCATGATTTAGTGGTCACTGCTGCTCGACTTGTGATTGCTTGTTTAAGCCGATTTGCTTCTCCATCAGTTAAAGGAATAAATTTCTTAATCTCCTCAATGCTCTGATTGGTATATTCTTTCAATTCTTGCTTTGCTTGTTCAGTAGATTCAGCAATTGATTCATATACCATTTTGTTAATCTCGGCTTGGAGTGCTTGTGCTTTTACTAAATTTCCAAGTACAGACAAACTAGATTTCTCTTTACTTTTTACTGGTGCTGTTAATGTTTCTTTCATCACTGATAATCTCCTTCTATAACTCGTCGACCACCTAGCATTGAACTAAGTCGGTCAATCGAACGTTGTAATAATTCAAGACGCTTTTGCAGATTTTTTTGTGCTTGTTCACCCATCTCATCAACATCTTCTTGACTAAGCTTATGCAGTTCAGGAATCAAATCATTAATTTTTAACGAAGTGCTATAGCCACTAATTTCAGCTTGGCGCTTTTTTCGTTTCAATTCTTGTTCCTGTAACTTGTCATAACTATTGGTATTTTTGTTAATACGTTCAGCGGCTTTAAGTTCTCGTTTGTAATATTCAATATTTTCTTTGTCTTTAGCTGACTGTTCTTTCAGTTCAACAATCTTAGCCTTAATTTCGTCATAATCATCGGGCTTAACCGGAACTTCTTTAGTTACTGTCTTAGTAATAACTTTTTGTTCTGGTTGCTGCTTAGATAATTCAGAATTACGTTTGTTAAGCTCCAGCTGCACTTTACGATTGTCCTCCAACTCAGCTTGCTGATTAGCGATTGTCTCGTCGCGATCAGCAAGTTCTTGTTCACGTTGTTTGAGTTTCTTTTTTACCTCTCGCAATTCACGAACTGTCATTTCGTCAGGCTTTTTAGTTTCTCCTGAATTAAGCTGTTGAGGCTTATTCCGTTCTTCTGGAGGCATCGTTGCAACTAAATAAAGTGCTGTCGCTCCCAAATGAGTGGACGTCCACTCATTTCCGAGCTCATTTGCAATTTTCATAAAATGATTAGCAACGTCTTTATCAAGATTGATGGTTTCTAACCATTCAATAAATTCCCCGTGAGCAAGATTATGATTTTTAACCCAATTAAGACGTCGACCAATTTCAAAAATTGCTTGTCCTCCAACAGATTGATAAGCTTTTATTTCTGTCGTAATTTTTGTTAAATCGTTGGATAAAGTTTCAACTTCATTCGTGATGATCACTTCCCTTCATATGTCAGTCCGAATTCTTTAATTAAAGTAATAATGAAACGAGCTGCAGCTGGACTTTTCTTTCGTCCAGAAAGATAGTCCGCTACATCTTGCTTGTTCATCCCATACATTGTTGCCAACTGTGCATATGAAATTTTGTTTTTTGTTAAATATTCAATTATTCGTTTACGCCCATTAGAAGATTCCGGCATTTGTAACGTTCCTTTCTTTTCTTATTTATTCCACCTTCCCACCCAGCGTAAGATAAAATGATAGACTTTTTGACCTAAATATATTGACTATTTTCACCCAAATGGGTACTATAAGTGTATAGAAAATAACCGATAATTAATCAATACCGTATAACATGAGCTGTCAACCTTAATAATACGGCATGATTTTATCTATCTTTTTTTCTATCAAATTAGCTTACAAAGATATATTAACCTAATTAGGTTAATTATGCAATATATTTTATCCTATTTAGGTAATATTTCTTTCAGATTAGGAGAATTTACCTATTATGTCAACGTTTGAAAGAATTAAAAAACTCGCCAAAGATCACGGTGAGAGTATTAAGAAGTTATCGACGACTCTAGGTTTTGGTGAAAGCACCATATACAAATGGAAAGAACAAGAGCCAAAGGGGAAAGATCTTGCCAAGGTTGCAGACCATTACGGTGTCACTACCGATTATCTCCTAGGACGCACAGATACACCTCAATTTACGCGCAAAGACGAACGAGATGTACAAAAAATCTTAGAAGAAATGACTCAAGGCTTGAATAATAAGAATGAACTTGCTTTTCTAAAGAACGGTGGTCAAGAAATTGACCCTGAGGATGCTGAATTATTAAGTGCTTCACTAGAGAATGTGATTAGACAATCTAAACTAATTGCTAAGCGAAAATTTACACCTAAAAAATATCGAAAAAAACAGGATTGATGAGGTGACACTTATATGTTATCTAAAGAATGGATTAAACATAAAGCACATGAGGTAGTCTGTTCCGCTGGCACCCATGATCCTTTCAAAATATGTGAAGAAGCTAAAATTCCTTATTATTACGCTGATCTTGGAAAAGAAATTATGGCTTATCATACTAAAATACTCCGAGTACCTTCTATTGTTTTGTCAACACGAAATAGCAATTTTGAAAACAGATATGCATGCGGACACGAGTTAGGTCATCATTTTTGTCATCACAAAGGGAACACTGAATGTCTTAATAGAAGTAATCGAAAATTTGTTACCTTTGGGGAAGAATATGAAGCAAATAAATTTATGGTAGATATGATGCTCGATGGAGTTAACGCTCATGATTTTGAAACTAGAGAACAATTAATGAAATACTGTCACATCCCTTCTTGGGCTGAACGATACATTGATTGGGACTTATTAATTGAATAAACCACGTCCAAATGTGATCGACGTTAAAAGCTATTCGGGGAGATTTTTATGTGGACTAATATACTAACTGGAGGAGTATTACTTCTAGTCGCTTTATATTTAACAGGACAAGCAGTGTCCCTTAAAGAGCAAGGTAAAGATTATGCGACGTGGGGATGCTTTTCTATATTTATATGGATTGCAATAATCCTAGGAGCTATCGGACTAGTTACTAAGTTTTTTGTTCAACATCATTTAAGATGGATATTTATGTTTTTAGGAATTCTCGCAGTTTTAGTAACAATTTATGAAATTTTCTTACTCTCACGTGATGGTGACAATCAAGAAAGCCGGCGAATTCATAAACTAGGAATAACAATTTTTGCTATATTAACATTGATATTTGGTGGATGGTATATAGCTAGCCCTTCTATAACTAGCGCTACATCCTCTTCGCAAACAAGCTCAAGTGGTGACTACCAACAATTAGGCCAAAAGCTTAATAAAAAGCAAGCAAAGTCAGAAAATGATAATGCCTATTACGTTGATAAAGATGATAACAAGGCACGCTATTTCACTAACGAAAATGATATTATTACTGCAATTAAATATAACTACATGCCTGATCCAATGAATACTACTTCTGTTCAAGGCAAGTTAAAAGAACTGTTGAATGATGACAACTTAAAATATGGGAATGATAAAGTTAACGAGGATGATACCACGTTAGATGAAGACAATTATAATGTATACTCGCCAAAGCAAAAGAAGTGGTACCACATTTCTATGCAAAAGAACGACGATGATAAAGTTTCTACATTCAGTGTTTGGCAAGGCAAAGATAGTGATGCTGAATAGCTTAATTTTAAAACGGTCAAATCCGTGGCCGTTTTAAAAAGCATGCAAAAAGAACACCAGTTTGCATTTTAAGGAGGTGATGTCCTATGAAAAATAAAAAAGCCCATTCCCTACTGCAATAGGAAATAGGCTTGACTAATTTCACCAATCTTCACTGCAATGGAGATTGATTGAGGAGTTAAAAATCAGTTATATCCCCTAATTTTTAACTCCTTCATTATAACATTTATGTTTATTTGAATGGAGGAACGTTTTCATGTGGATTAATTCGTATAAAACTAGCAAAACAATAAAAGGCAAAAATGTTCAAGTTATACATTATCAATTTCTTGAACGTTACAAAGATCCTAAGACAGGAAAAAATAAAACAGTTTCAGTATCATATGACCGAAATACACCTCAAGTTCGTAAAGAGGCAACTAATAAACTAGAGAAAAAAATAGAAAAACGTATTAGAGAAATAAAATCAAGTAATACCAATATTACGTTACAGGAACTAACCGATGAATTTCTCGAATACTATAAGCATAGAGTTGCTCTTCGAACTTATATAATTAATAAAAATGTTCTACAAACAACATGTAATACTCTTGGAGGTGACACGTTAGCAAAACGTATAACAACTCCAATGTTAAATAAATATTTTGATAATCGCCTTTATGATAAAAAGCACCCAGTATCAAATAGTACAGTTAGAAATACTCGCAAAGCCCTATCATTAGCTTACAAGTTTGCTAATCGTTATGGATATTTGAATATTAATCCTGTGAAAGATACGGAAGTGAATTGGCGCAACGAAATAGATGCACGGCGAAATAGAATCGAAAATAAATATCTAACTCATGCTGAATATCGTAAAATTATCAAGTATTGTCTCAAAAAGCACAAACAATACTATGCCGACGCTTTTAAGCTTCAGTATCTTACAGGTTTACGTTTTGGAGAATTAATTGCCTTACAAGTTAAAGATGTACTTAAAAAAAGTGGATATACTTATCTTGATATCAATGGAACAATGGTGGTTACCGACGATCACTCAAAGCAGATCAAATCAGATCGTACAAAAAGTATTGCCGGAATTAGACAGATCATGCTTTCGCCAAAAGCCATAACTATTGTTAAACGCAACATGAAGGGTAAAAATCCAGATGACTGGTTAATAACCCAGCCACTTACACCTAAGCGTCCAGAAAGGCCACTGAAATTGAATACAGCAAACGTCTTTCTTAAAAAAGCTTGTAAAGAATTAAAGATAAATAAAAAAGTTACTACTCACTTTTTTCGACACACCCATGTATCAAATTTAGCTGATTTAGGAATCCCTTTGCGGGTAATTCAAAAAAGAGTCGGACACGCTGACAGCGAAATAACCCGACGGATTTATTTGCATGTTACTAAACGTACAACAAAAAAGTTTATTGATATGATCGATTCAATCGATGAGTTTGACTAG